CTTTTAGTTCTGGGTTGGTGGAGAAAAGAACTTTCTGACAATCTTTTATTAAACAAGCTGTGGATGAATCACGATTAACTATAACACAAGTCTTAGATGGTGAACCGCCAATTGCAGGATATTTAATATTATCTATTTTTCCGATAGTATAAAGAATTTTAACTATATCTCCTTCTTTAATTTCACTATTACCTACTCCATAATAAAATCCATCAGGGAGTAGCTTTACTTCGATTTCTTTTTCCATGGTGTTTATTATTTAGCCCAACGAAGGGCGTTTTTCTTTACTTTGGTGCGTTTGAATGTATTCGGCTTAGTCTTTCTTCGTTTCGGGTTGAATTGTGTCATCTGCACACCTTTCGAAGGGATAGCAGTATAGCTACGTGTCGATTTTGGATTATGAAGTGCACCCATAATTTCCGCAATTTTCGCTAGTTTGTGTATGCTTAAATCTTTGTTCATGGGTTCGGATTTACTTTTTTGTCGTAGTAATAGTGTACGACAATTACACTGTCAAGGTCATCGAATGTGGCATCCAGCAGTCCGTTTTCCAGGCTGTCGATAACTGAGCGCCTTCCGGATTCGTAGGACTGCGCGCAGGCATCATTGCACGTTGAAATAACGTGTTCAGACATCCAAACGTCTAGCATAAGGAATGCCAAGAACGTCAGGAGAATAATGATAAATGGTGTTTTGTTCATAGCTGAAATGTATTAGGGTAGTGAATATTGGTTACTTTCTTCCAGTGGTGAATAATCTCTGGCAGGGTGGCGGCCCGACCCCTTATGCCAAAGGCTTTGGATAAAATAAACATAGAATCCCCATGTTGGTTGCCCCAATTACGCACAGAAGACCAGTATAGAAGATTATCTGCGCTTTTAAACCCAAGATCATTAGCAAGCCGTGTTGCTCCCTTGGAATATCTTGGGTGAATTTTGCTTTCACCTAAAAGGGCTTTGCCTATAAGATACTCACCGGCATGGCAGGCTGGCGCGCCACATGCGTGTTCTGAGATGGTTGGGACATTCCCTTCAATCATATTGACTGTTTCGCAACCCTTCGGTTTATGTGCTAGTGCAGTTTCCAGCACTTCAATCACATGCAGGAACTGCTCTTTTGTTGGTGTATTCATAGTGGTTCTTTATTTGGTGTCCCGGATAGCGCCCCGGTACTTTGGCGGGTTAGTGTTTTTATTTAATTCAATGATGGTCTTTCGTAATCTTGCATTTTATTCCAATCGGGATCATAGGTTCCTGGCTTACATGGAATATCGGCCACCAATACCCCATCTACTTTACAGTATCCGAGGCCGTTTTCTTGGAGATACCTTTCCGCATCCGCTGTTGTTATACCAGAAACGCGCGGTCCTTCCCAAGATTTCATTTGGCCGTCATTAGGATCGATGGCCCTTATGGATGTTACGTATGTGTTCATAGTTTCACTACTTTAGTTCCCCCGGCAGAAATAAAACCCACGCTGCCGGGATCGTGGTTAGGTACGCGCTGTAAATTTTAATACTTTGTTGAGGTGACCAGGGAGTCCGCTAAGATGTAATCTGTTAAGGGCTTTGGTTCCGAATGGGAACAAAACACTTCCAAGGTTATTTGAGCTTGGGCCGCCAATAAAATTGATTCTCTGCCCCATCACAAAGTAATACCCACATGCCATAGCTAAAGGTCCAAACCAGGGCGAAGATCCGCGTTCAGGTAAAATCAAAATACCATTTCCGTGCTGAATCATTTTTTCGATCCACAGCTCTTTTTGAGAGAATGGAGGATTGCACCATACGAAGCCGCTCCACTCCTTTTGAAGGCTATCGCCATCCCGTTCAAGCGCCCAATTGGTTGCAGCTATGTTTGTATTTAAGCCTGCGCACGGGTCAAGATCGAATGGACCAAGTGCATCCGTAATATATTTTGGCGTTTGTAGTGTGTCGTTCTTTTTCATTTGTTTTACCGTTTTTTGCCCCTATAACGGGAGGCTCCCGACCCCCGGTGGGTGTCTATAAAGGCTTGTTGATAATGATCATGCAGGTGGCCACTTTTGTACCGCTTTCGTTAAACATCCCCGCTTCAATATCAGTTACTTCAGCGCCAATGGCATCTAACCACCTTTTGAACTCTTTTTCCTTTTTGCCGGACGCAAACTGCCAGTGTTTAGAGGCAATAGTTACAATGCGTCCGCCCGGAGCAAGACAGTCCCACATGTGGCGCACATGATCGATATCTTGGTTTTTGCTAAATGGTGGATTGGCAATAATTCTGTCCCATTTATAGTTTCCGTCCAATAAAAGAAAGTCTTCTCCTACATATTGGGCGCGTATGCCGCTATCTATTTTAGCTTCCAATACGCTTCGGTTAGTGTTCATAAGTTCGCAGTAGTCTACCGGGTAAGAAAATGATACCGGAGCTCTGAAAATAGCCTCCAAAATAGCACCTTGCCCAGCTGAAGGCTCCAGAATGGTATCGCCTACCCGAATATTGGCGGCTTCCACCAATTTGTCAGCTAAATGAGCCGGAGTAGCAAAGAATTGAAACTCTTTTTTAATATTAACCTTTTCGCCGCCGCACAGACGATCGATATATGGTTGTGCATCTGAAGGGAAAACAAATGTATTTTTCTTATACTTTGCTCCTGCATTTAAAAGAGCTTTTCTCACATCAGCATAGTTTGACAGCGACCCATCAGAAATTGGCGGTAACGAGACAACACAGCCGTTTACAGTCATCTTTCTTAAGGATTCAGCTATTGAATCGCTAACTTGACTCAGATTTATAACCTTTTCAACTTCATTCTCATCCCAAAGGATTGCTAAATGATTTCCATCATTATCAATGACAAAATATTCGTAATTCCATTTGGAATCATAGGCCAATTGCAGGTTACAAATAGATAGCATTCCAATGCCAGAGCTTGACGTATAGGCTAACCCCAATTTGTTATCGAGAGCATTATAGTTCGATATAGACAGCTTATCTGAAAAATGCTGGACCAATGATTTTTCAATATTGGCAAAGTCTTCCTCTGTCCATTCGTTTTTATAGGTTTTCATAACTTATTGTTTTTAAAGGTTAGGTTAACTGCGATGAAACACCGCAGGGATTATTGGTTCGGTAAATCCAAGAACGTTTTGAAGTAATTCAGCAAGCCTGTGAAATATTTTGAGTAATAGTTATAGACATAAGAATTCATGATTTGGAAATCTTCTTTGGGGACATTCGGCACTTTGGGGAGGCGTAGCGTTTCAGCAGCGAAAGCCATAAACTTCTCAAGTTTTGCATCAAGCCATTTAATATCACAATCCCGGAAGTCGCCATTATCCAATTTGTTAAGAATGTCCTCAATGGGGCGCACCAGTGTTTGCCGGATAATAAAGTCGTTAACTATTTCTGAATTCAGTCCTGGTTTCATAATTAGCAGTTTATTAAAGGGTGGGCGATTGGTTGATCACCCGACATGCTCTTTCGAATGGCAAACCTTTTTGCATCAACTCTTTTCTTTGAGTACGCTTGTTCAATGCGCGTTTAGCCGCTGCGCTTCTTTCGCTAAGGTCAAGGGAAGCAATAGCTCTCAGTCGGTTCTCAGAACCCATAGGCCCTATGGTGTTCAGATAAGCATTTATTTCATTCATAATCAATTGTTTTTGGTTTATTAATGGTGAGTAAATAACGAGTTAAGCTCTTCTTTCAAAACTTCTGATAGTCGGTCGCGAACCATAAACATCTTTTCATCTTCTCCAAGGCCATGCTTAATCATGAAATCAATCATTTTGCGTTCAATCCTGGAAGCAGATTGAAACAAGACATTAAAATCGTGTGAATTTTGTTCGTAGGTTGATATTTCAGTGGTATTCATATTGTTTGTGGTTTGAAGGGTGAGGGATTAATAAACGCCAATAGCTGTTATTTGAAAGGTCCCGTTTGCATCTTTATCGTATAACGGAACGAAACGGCTTAGCGGAAAATCAAACTTCCCCATGTGGTCCCAATTGTTGTTTTTAAGCTGCTTGAGGGCAACCCCCATATTTTTGAGGTCCTGTAATCCCGAAAGGGTTTGGTTGGTTTTAAACTGCCCAATTATTGAGAGTTTGGTCTCGTTTGTGTTAGTGTCTTTGATAAAGGTTTTCATGGTTGGTTGTGTTTTGTTGAACAAATGTAATTAGGTTTCTCCGAAACAACCAAATTAAAAATGTAAATATTTTGTAAGCCCTTGTAAGAGTAAGCGAGAAATTTTTTATAACCCATAAAAATGTAGGTTATTTGAACGCTATTTTGTATATTTACCAGCGCAATACATAGCTGTGCGCAGCGCGTTAAGGATCGGAAGGTTTACCATGTAAACCGGAGAGCCTGACGGTGTACTCACCGGAACGCCCAAATCCCTCAAGACTTACGCTTTTCCCGTAACAATTTAGAATCCACCGGCACCGAAACCGATGGCACAGATACAGAAACAAAGTCCATTAGCTTTAATCCTATTATTACGCACTTAAACAACATAACTATACAAATGATAGTAACTAACCAAAAGTAAGTAGCTATACAAAATATAGTCCAGTATAAAGCGTTCGACAACAATTGTATAACTAACTGAATACTAGATTTATGCGAAAGAATGGTCTTATATTGCCCGAAATGGGCCGTTTTGGACATGTAAACATAAATACGTGAAGAGGATTATTATTTTCTCTTATCACTTTGGTATACAATAAATACCAAAATAACAGTTAAAGCTATACTTTAACTGTGTTTTATTCACCCATTCGTCAAATAAATGCCCGTTTATTTGACGTTTCAGCCTATTAGCGTGACTGGTTTTATGAACTAGAGCCGCTTTAAGTCTCAGGATTTCGTTTTGAACAGGATCTAAACGCGCTCAAGGCATTTTGAAGGGCCGGGGAGGGGTCAACCCAGGCCGGTAGGTTTTTAATAGCGTATAACGCATCGTAGAGCGGTGGGGTTATCCCCCTCACATGCACAGAATGGTGTATTTTATGATACGCCCTGAAGAAAGCGAATTTTGGAAAGGGAAAGGCGTGTCTAAAGCATCTAATTAAATGCTAATAATTTTGGTTTAGATACAGAAATATTTTACTTATGTGTTTGATGAAATGATCTTTAGATAAAGTATGCTTCATCATATTACAACGAAAACATGCAGGAATGGAATTTTCTAATGTATAACCTTTTGCACTGTCTATCCTATCGAAGCCGGAAGGAGTGTCTCCACAATAAGCACAAAAAGAATCTGGAAGCATAGTAAACATTTCATCTGTTAATTCAAATGCCCACCCTTTAGCGTTGGCCCGTTTTAAATATGAAAGATATTGTTTAGAGAGGTTTGTTTTATAGGGAATTCGTGGTATCCCTTTATCTGCTCTTTCTTTACGCTCCCTTTGCATTTTTTTGAGAGCCTTTCTGGTTAATTTTAATTCTTGTTCTAATTGTTCATCTGTCATGTGTACAAATGTACTTAATTCCGCTCATGCAAGCAAAATTATTTACACTAAAAGTATGCTCAGATATTTTACAAGTGCACCCGGCCATGTCACATACTCTTGTGGATAGCTTTAAAATCGTTTCCTGGCGTAGGAATCGTGGGGTTATCTCATTCCCTTACATTCCCTACCAATTTCCTTATGCTATTTCTGAGATTCATGTAATTGCAGAATTGTTGTGCGATCACTTCATTGCCTGTGCTGAAAATACATACTTCGATTCCATCTGCGTCAAGGATGGCTCTTTTTTGTTTTCTACCCACTCTAAGCGGGTATTTATAGTTCTTGGCTTTAGTCATGATTAAGGATTGTCTTTGTTGAGCTTTTGTCCTCGGTTAAGCCACCAGAGGATGAATATTAGCCAGAGGATAAGTAGGATGTAGGTATCGGGTGTCAATTTAAATTGGTATTTTCAAAGTCTACCATTTTGTTCCAGTCTGGTTCATATGTGCCTTCTCTGCATGGGATTTCTGCTACAAGAATTCCGTCTATTCTGCAATATCCAAGTCCATTTTGCTGGCAATATCTCTCAGCATCCGCCTGAGTTATTCCAGGAACATTGGGTCCACCCCATTCTTTTAGTTGCCCATCTTTCGGATCAACGGCTGTTATTGATGTTACGTATTGATTCATGGTGTATTAAATATTTTGTTTATGATTCAACAGTTTAGAATCTTATTTGGGCGTTCCTTTCAGGCCGGGCTATCCGCTTTATCTTTGCTGTCGCAAAGGATGCCGCTACTATCCCTAACGCTAGTTAGTCATAAGTTGAAAGATCGTTTTCTAAAAATTGCTGCTCGTAGTGGCTTAGGCACTTCTTGCAACACTGATTTCGTATTGGATCTTCCATAATTTGGAGTGTATCGGGTTTTTTCAAACCTGCGTTGCACATTCTGTTGCCATTATAATAATAATGGTGAAGGGATGTCCCTTGATTTCCCCATCCGGTATATGATTTATTGTCAATCATTTCTCGATGCCAAATTCGCTTACCTTAAAAATAGGTTCGTATATTTCATCGAGTTTAACTACTGGAACATTTACGGTTATCGAGGCTCCGTTTTTGAATCGTATGGTGGTACATCCTTTATGATTCGACTGGTTATAGGCCTAAACTTCGTTTATCAGGAACCTGTATTTTGACCAGTTCCCTTGTTCATCGTGCTGTGCTACAGTCATATTGTACCAGACATCGTCATCAATTTCATGAGGCTGGAAGAGTGCCAGGCAGCGTATCCATCCGTTAACTACTTCAAACTTTGGTTCTTTATTCATAATCTTATACAGATAATCCTTTAGCCATAGATTTAAATTCCGGAGCCGCCTTAAACTTCACTACCTTGCATGCTGGTACATGGAGCGGGGTATTTGCGGTAATATTCCTGCCGGATTTAGCCGCCCTGGTAATAACCCTGAAGGTTCCAAATCCCCGGATGCTGGTATTTTCTCCTTTGCTGGCAGCTTCTTTTATAGCTTCTGTAGCTGCATTGATAATGGACATGATATCTTTTCTGTTTTCCAGATACCCTTTGCCAGTCTTATGGCAAATCGCTCTTACTAATTCCTGTTTTGTCATGATCAGTTTTTTATGTTTTATCAATTGATAATCATTACAAATGTATGAATTATCATTATAATTCAAAAGAAATCATCTATTTATAATATTTTTTTCATTTTTACATATCAAAAATTTGTTTTTAACGTATCTTTTTGTAATTTTGACCCATGAAAGAAGAAATTGACATTATAGCCACGCCCGAAAAGTTTGAGCGCTTAGGCAGAGAAATTAAAATTAGTCCCAAATCAGTGATCAATGTAAATGCTCCAGGACTAAAAATCCAGTTCTATTGTAAAACAGCTGAAATCCTTATCAGCATAGGTAAGGAACATACAGCCCGTCTTATTATGGATGAGGACGCTTTGCGGGCATTGAGAGCTGGAGAGGGAATTGACATTACAACTGCCAAAGAATTCAGAAATTCAATCAAATAAACACATAACTATGAAATATGTCGAATATACTCGTGTAAGCACAGATGGTCAAGGTCGAACCGGATTAGGTTTGAATAGTCAATCCATTGCAAATAAAAAATATGTAATGGATCAAAAAGGAATATTATTAAGAAGCTTTATTGAAATAGAGAGCGGAACCTCTAAAAAATTAAAGCTAAATATTGATAAACCAATGACTATTGATGATATTTTTGCCCAAAGGCCTCAGCTTGTCGAAGCCGTTAGATATTGTCAGAAAGAAAAGGCAGTCTTGGTAGTGTTTGATATTGACAGGTTGGGCCGTTCAGAATTTCTGATTTCATATTTGGCTCAATGTGGGATACAATTTGTATGTTCCGCATATCCTCAAGATCCCCCTATGATCCTTTCGATTCGTGCTGCTATGGCGGCAGAAGAAGCTCGAAAAATCAGCGTAAATACCAAAAAGGCATTGGCAAGATTGAAAGAAAGTGGCAAAAAGCTCGGAAATCCATATACAAAAGCTAAAGATCAAACAGGTAACACTAGGAATCAAAGTGTGGCTGGCTATGTAAAATTATTGCGATCCCAGGGATTATCTATTGAATCCATAGCGCAAAAGCTCAACAAAGAGGAATTTACCACAACAACAGGCAAATCCTTTCAAAAAGGAACAATTCACTATTTATTAAACCATTAATCACAAAAAGTATGAAAAACATGTTATTGATCATTTTTGCTATCTCAATGATAGCCTGCAAAAAAGAAACTCCGGCAGAAATTGAAGCCCCTATTGTAAATTATTTAAAGGGAACCAAATGGCTCATGCTTAATAAGCGGGATAGCTTCGAGTTCACCGAAGATTCTCTATATATCTATCAGGATATGAGTGATGTGAATAAAGGGAACGCTATCCGGGGATATGGGTATAAATTTATTGATAGAGATAAGATTGACCTGGAAGAACATTATCTGAAATATCATGATACGATCCAGGATAACAGAAATCAAAATGCCTTCTACCCATATATTTATTTTATCAGGATAGAAGGCACGGATTTATATCAGGCTATTAATCCTGATGCTTATTCGTTCTGGGGTAGTCCTATTAACTAAACAGGTATTCAACAATGAACTCGTATTGATGCCAAGGAATATCCTTTAACTTAAGGGTTTTATCGATATTTTCTTTGTTTGGGATGATTAAGTCAACATCGTATTCTTTTTCATCCCATTCTTTATGGAGCGCCTTTAGCTTTTCATTTGCCTCGGCATCTTTGGCTCCAAAATCGTAAACCTGAATAGGTTTTCCTTGTGCATCGAAACCGGGTTTTGTTTTGTAGCGTTCAGTTCCATCTTCTGCTGGTTCTTTAATGCCATAAAGTTCAATAACTGCACTTCTTTCCAGGTAAAATTGTTCAAGTTCAGGATCAAAAATGCGTTTGGTTCTAATCTTGTTTCGTGCAATTTCAATGCTGCACGTAGTGGAATGGTTGAACGCTTGGAGTTGGGAGCTTAAAGCCCCCAGTTCATTAAACTTAATCTTCATAATTCTTAATAGTTATCTAAATGGAGTTCTTTCTCTGAATACAAAAGTAGTAATAATATTCGTAATGCGAATAAAGGCTGTTGAAATGATTTTAATTTCACCCCAGCTTGCTATAAGTGGCTTATCATCGCCATCATTTCTAACGGCAAAAGCCAAGTTTGGCCCTCTGAGCTCCATTTGGTCCCCGGTAATAGTAGATAATTGTGTTGGGGTTGTTACTGTTACAATAGGATTATTCTGATTGTCTTCTCCAACGTTGAGGGTGCAGGCCTTTATTTTTTTACGTTGAGGACTCCTTTCGTTAGCGATAACTGCCAACCTGAATTGACCTTGTTTGAAATCTCCATCCTGATCAAAATATTGAAGGTAGGTGTCTCCGGTATCCATCTCGTATACTACATTATAATTCGGACGCGGATTAGGGCATAAAAGAAATGACATGTATTCAAAATACCTGCGCGGAAGTAATTCGTGTGTGGTTGTGAAGCATTTCCATTTCTCCGAATAAATGAGTGTCCAGTAGTTATAATACCTCGTGTCAGTAGGTTGTATATATTCCCAGGCATCACTTGAAAAAGGAACTAATCCTGTATTTGGTGTTACACATACATATAGGTTCGGAAGAAATTCAAAGGTATTTTGCTCCCCCTCTACCTGATAATTAACTACAGTTCCTGCTTCATAAGGAGTTTCTGAATCCCAGTTACCCACTGATTTATTGATGGCTCTAGCTGTAATATACCATTTGCCAAGTTGTATGTTATAGCCTATGATAATATCAAAATCCTGTGAAATAAGTCCGGTATTGTTAATAAACCAACTCCTGGTATTAGCGTCTTCAGATATACATCTAACGCCATCATACGGAGTAAATTTCATCATTTTCTGATATGTATCACTATACCAGCCCAGAATGTCATTACCATTTTCATTCTTTGAAATATGTATAGCGGTACGAATAGAGGCACCGAATATGGATTTCTTTTCTTCCCTTTGCGCATAAACACCTCCAGATCCAACATACAAAGAACTTGAATTCTCTGAAGATAATCCTACATCAGCCTGGTAAGGAAGCAATGAAACGGCATTTGGCTGAATGGCAATCATGGAATCATTCACATCGCATAATGCTACAATATCTCCATTTTTTGCGTCAAGATCCTTAAATGATAATGGATCAATTTGCCGATAAAAATCATACACGCTTCCTGTAGGCTTTTCCAGAGAATACCATATCCTGGAGCCAAATTTTGAATTGACAATCTGATCCGGATTGTAGGGCGCCTGCTGGCTTATAGTATCAACAGAAGCATATGCCAGATCTCTATTAAATTGCTCTTGTGCATTGTCATTAGATGCTATCGGAGGAAATAAATACCGGAGAACTGTACCGGCTCCAGATAAATTGTATGTTTCAAGAGGCTGTGTAAAGTCTGTGTAGAATAATTGAGTATTAACACGATTTTGTGCATAATATGTTATGAATGAATAACTTAATGCACTGGTATTTTCTCGTGATTGTTGGCCATAGCACAGTCTTCTTATAGTTTTTTGGGTATATGTATCCCCGCCAAATAATTCAACCCCACTAAGCAGATCGGGAGTTGAGTCATTTATTTCAATGAAGCATCCGGTAGGAACACATTTGATATTCTCCTTATCTACAGCCGAATCTAGTTCATATTGAGCAATAAAAAGCCCATTATCAGAAGCTGCCGATGCAGGATTTTCTGTATTAACCGGACTATCTGTTTGTAAGGCTAATACTTCACATGATAAACCGCCAGGTACAGACATATTGTAATGAGTACTCGGAGCATAAGGAGACGGCTGAGAAAATGGGGTGTTATAAGCGGTATTAAAATCGCAATATTGCCCGTCAATGGCGTTATAGAAAGAAAAACCACTGGAATATTTGTAACCCTTATATTGGGCAAAATTTCCTATAGCAGTTCTTTGATTTCCAGCAGAATCATTGACAGAATATGTTTTCTGTGAAAACCCCTCTAAAGAAGGTGTCCCATGAATTACCAATGTGCCTCCTGAAAATTGTGTTTTATTAGTCTGAATATCCGGAGATAGAAGCATCCCTAAGCGTCTGCTTACGTTCCCATTGGCAATAATTGTTCCGTAGGTTCCATTTGTCACTGGTATGCCCGAATAATATCCACAGGTATATACCCCCTTTGCTAATTGGTCCGCTGGCATATAAACTCCGCTTCCAAGTACTGCTGGTGCAGCAAGCCCTCTCCAAACACTAATCCCCTTAACTCCCATGCTCTTTAGTGTTGCAATAGGGAGGTTATTCAATACTGCATAATAAGCGTAAACCTTAATATCGTTGAAATTGTTATCATTCGTAAATAAATCATTGGGGAATGAAGTTTGAGTGCAAATCAAGTTAAATGCCCATACGGGTTTAGATATTGAGTCATCCTGCATATGGAATCTGAAATACATAGGATAACGGTCACGATACATATACCCTGTATATTTTGCTACATTTTCAGGTAATTGATATTCTCCAGGTCTGGTATCCTGAAAATCGGTAATGACATTGGTATCGACATAAGAAGCATTGAAATAAGATAGCGTTCCCATGCGTATACCTCCGCTGTTCAAATCATCACCATATAGCCTCATAGTTATGGTAAAAACTTCAGAAGTATTACAGGTCCATGAGTTATTCCCAAACAATTCCATTGAGGTCATGTATGCCTGCAAATTACCTCCCGGACCCATATTAAGATCTGTTTTGGTTCCAGTAGCAATAGCTACACCATTTCTGGATAAGGTAACATCAGCTCTGCTACATGTCGATGGATCAATTGTAGACGCATATACTAGTTCAATTGAAAAATCAAGAATAACATTTGTAATTCCGGCAGTATTGATCGTGTATTCTCCTGTTACAGTATTATATTCATTGTGAAGATCCAGCGTTTCCTGGGTATAAACGATAGTATTATTTACGCCAAACTGGGGAAGGGATGCCAATGCAACATTGGGTTGACGGGCTTGAACTACTGTTGTAAGTCCAGGTAAATTGATTCTCCCAACTGACTGAAGTTCTTTCCTTTGAATACTATAATATGTTTCTGCAAAATCAGTACGCCATGATTCCAAAACGGATACAAAGTCAGGATTAGTTGTAGCTATAGTGTTATTTGCTAAATTTAACCTGTTTTTCTTAATCTCCATATCCCCGCATTTTAATATGACCTCACTCACATCAATGAGTTGTGCCGAATCAATTGATTGGATAGAAGACTCGTTACCATAATGTGTAATGGTCATGGTATCGCCTGTAAGGTTATATTTCCCTATTATGAATGCTGATTCTGTCCCATTAGCATTATAGACATAAGCAAGTTCAACATAATTGAATATCTCAGCTTGACACCCTTCAACCAAAACCACGTTAGCTTTTGTAGTTGGTTCTCCAGATACATCTCCTTGTATTTTAATGTACGCAGATGGAGCATCAATGGATGTTTTAAAAACAGGGATATTCTGAGATAAATAACTGAATGGAGTGACGTTTTGTGTACCTTTAAATCCAAATCTTACTGCGTAACGATAACCTCCGGAAACTAGAGACCCACCACCTTGCAATTGGTTGCTGTATTCAACCCGCCCTATCCCATTATAGAGTTGCAGGTTTGTGGTTTTATCCAATGACGAAAGTGTGTAATACCCTCCTATTCCTTCATTATAATTGGAAGGAGTATATTTCAGCGCACAATCTTCAAAATATTCTTTTGGAAAATAAAGAACCTTAGGCTTTGATTCACGGTTGGTCCAGTATGCTCCATAGTAATCATTTGCTTGATTCTCAAGTTTTATCCTAAAAAATTGATCATCGCTAAATCCAAATCGATTTGTTCTGATTATGCGTGTATATTCATAAGTTCCATTTACTTTTTTTACCATTCCTATCTCATCAACCTGGGCAGATACACCACAGGAAAATACAATATCAACATCCTGAATATTGTTTTCGAAAAGAGGCAGGAGTGCTGTATCTTCTGTTACCGCATCTTGGATAGTGTATGTTGTAAATGGAGTCGAATTGAATGAATAACCGAGCCGATATTTAAGTGGAGTCGAATTGAGTGTGTTATACAAAGTAAATGTGTAAAAATCACCTTGTAGTGCTCCTACCGTTACAGTATATCCATATAAGGCAAAAAGGAATGAGATTCCGGATAAGGCCGCAAAATTAGCAACAGGAATAATAATTGGCGCCCCTATGATAGAAGTTCCTGATTCATTATATACGTCAAAAGAGTAGGTTCCTGGGCCAAAATATTCTAATCGTTGAATCTGATACGATTTCTCGGCAATAGGTATAGTATACCCATATTTTGTGCTTTTGAAGGGCTCTACAGAGAGTTTTTTATTGCTTTCTATTGTCGAATATTCGACATCATTAGCCAGCGTTGTTCTATTATTTTTAACCAGGTTTTTATCAGTATCTAAATCAAGTCCGCCTGTAAAATTATTAATCTGGTTACTAGTTGCCATTATGTATTTGTTTGCTCAAAAATAATCCCTAATTTTGAATAAACAAAAAAGATAGAATGGCACTTCAGTATATAGCCCCGGCAGTAGGATTGGGCATGAATATATATAATGCTATACAGGCCAATAAAGACCGTAAAACAGCACAAGATAGGCTTAACGAGCTGTCAAGTCAGCCATGGGAACGTTATACCGTAAATCCGGCCATATCCCGTTATTATCAAACAGCTTCGAATATGGCTGCCAATCCTTATGGCTTCACATCGGCAGAGCGCAACAATTTCAATCAGAATCTGAATAGGACACTTGCAGGACAAAGATATTTAGCTACAAATATGACTGGCGGGAATCTGAGCAAAGCTATTAATTTTCTTGATGTTAATTCAAGAATAGGCGCACTCAATGATTTCGCTTCCAGAGACGCATCTCTCAGAAGATCTTTTCAAAACGAAGCTTTGGGAAGACAATTCCAAGGCGCAAGCGCTATGCAAAGTATTGATAATATGAACACCCAGACTCAATTGGCCAGACGTATGCAGGCATTGCAAGCATATGGAGCAGCAGTGCAGTCTAATAAGGATTTTGTTCGTAATACTATAGGAGGAATAGGTAGGGATCTTATATCGGGTGGTATTGGATATTTTGGGAATAATGCTTCAGATGGAACGATACCTATGGCTGGGGCCAGAAATTATTTTTACAATATGTTTAATAACCCAGAGTCCAGCTCTTACAGTGTTCAACCTGAAGCCTACGGGTACAATGCCAATTCTTCTTTAGCTAATCCTTCCTTTAATATTCCGTATACCAGAACGCCTGTAATTCCCAGAGTAAGATAATGGAAGCATCTTTTTTTGCATCGTATCAATTGCCGAGTCTATCGCAAGTAAGGATTTATGATAATTCTGTTTTTGACGATCTCACGCCATATGATATTAACGCCACAAGGCTGTTGTTTTCAACTGTAAATTCTCGCAATAATGCCAATACACAAGTTACTGAAATTATAGCCTTTAAGGAATATATTGTGACTTTTGGTGTTATCTTTGTTAATGGGCGGACATTTGTTACAGGAGATACTATTTATATGGCCAATAATGCTTCAATATCAAGCCGTAGCTCTAATTACAAAGTGGCTGAAACTGGTTTTTATGGAATACGATCAACCTACTTGCCTACAGAGTCTTATGTATCTTATACTCCAGGCCAAATGCTGTATGGAGAGAACGGCCTATATTTTACTGATAATGTGGTTACATTAAAATACGAATTATATTCAACAAAATATAGTGCAGGGGTTGTATCAGTTTCGGAAGAAACCCAGTTTATAGTGACAGGAAATCAGGGTAATTCAATAACAATATCTGGTCAAACTTTTTACGTAGGCGAAGTATTTAAAAAGACAGCTAATTTTACATTTTCTAATGCTTCGGGAACAAATTATGTAGTTAAATTTGAGGCTTCTACAGAAAAAAACTTCAGGACTTGGTATTATAATTGGATATTATGGAGTAATTACTTCAATACCATAAGCACAAGCTACCAGGTATCTCAGAGCTTCCTTGCAGATTTCCTAGCTGTGACTGCAAGAATTAATCAGTGTGATCTTTATGATTATCAGAATTTCAATACTTCGCTGCAATCAGTACAAGATCTGATGAATGATGTGAATTCCAACTATCAGATCAAATGAGAACACCGGCACAATACGAGTTTACATATAATCAAATGGCTGATAAATATCTCGCCAATACTGATATATATGTTGATAATGTGCAAAATGGAAATTATTTGCAAAATGGCGGGGTTATTACTTTATTGTTCAGTTACGCACAGTATTCCATAAATACTAACATTACTCAATCGAAAACCAGTGAACATGTACTGGATAAAATTATAATACTAATATGACAGCGTTAGCATCTTTACAATCAGTTTTCAATTCGGCTCAATTAGACGTATTGGAACAGTGGATTAATAATAGAATGTCCATTAAAATTCCTTTTGGCAATGCAACAATGGACAACGGCATTGTTGAAGTTGCATTCGAAGATATAACAGATGATAGTGTTGTCATATTGACTTCTCAGTTCGCCCTTATAGGGTCACTTTTTTATACCATAACACCAGGAATTGGATTCACTATAAATTCTACTGATAGTGGTGATTCCGGTGTGATTTCATATATTATACATTTGTAGGCTCATTGGACTTTAAAAGTTCACGCATGTTGGCCCCCTGCTCTTTCATTGCTGTTTCCTGTAATTTGCCATCAATTTGAGCATTGGTTACATCCTTCTGCGTTTGGGCTGCCACTTCTGCATTCTGTGCTACTGATTGCTGTTGGACTTGTGCAGCAGCTTCTTCACGTTGTTGCGCCTGAATTTCTTTCTCTTCAAAGTAATTTTCAAGCTCAGCCATATTATTGAGTCTTTTTATCTTAATAAAATCCCTCATGCTCAATGCTCCGGCACCTGCCAGTTGGGCAGCGAATGATTTAATTTCTCTTTCATCGTCCTCAGTAATAATATCTTTGGGATCAAGATTAAGAAGAAAATCTTCAAACTGCATTTCTCTCAATGTTTCCATTGAAAGCAATGTTGTCATTGAGTCTCCTATAATAAGGGATAATTGCTCTTGTCCCTCAAGAGTCTCAGGCATTACAATTTTAGCGAGATCCGCGCTATATTCCAAAATGCGCTGAACCCAATTAAACATGCTGCCATAATACCATTTAAGGCCTTTATTGGATTGTTGAATATTCGAACTTACCACATCTTTGGGCAGATATTGGCTCATTTGCCCCCTTGCAGTAGCTGGTATATTAAGAATATCTGCGATTACATTATCATAGTATTGGATTAATTGTAATATTATAGAAATACCAGGGTCCAAGCTAAGATCAATAGGCTCAATGAGTTTTTGCAGTTTGTCTGAATCCTCTTCATCAATATCGGCTCCTTCCATAACTACTACTTTGGCTTGTTTAAGCTGAGATATTAACTGTGGCGTTCTGAGTCCTTCAGGTAGTTTATTGGCATTAATGAAATATGATTTACCAATAGAGGAGGCTACCAGATCAATCATTTTAGTGGTAAACGCATCCTTTAGATCCTGAAATCTTTTTACCATATCTACTACTGATACTACGCATCCCAAAAGGGTATTTGGAGTCACTGTGATATAGCCCAATTCGCGTCTGCCATCATTGTGCTTATTCCAAATTTGTGTATCGGATATTTTTTGATCTCTCAGGTACTTATTACCAATAAGAATTCCCTCCCTAACAACTTCTGCCCATTTCCCATTAACTTTTTCCATACTTCGCCACTTACCTTTAACACAGCATATTTTAGGTACACCATTATATATTTGCCACCAGGCAAGGCCATTAATATTGGTATAAGTATTATATACAGACCAGTTGTTGTTATTAGAGGCCATATCCTTAATGTCCTTTATTTCATCTGTGGTCCATTCCCAGCGACTAAGAACATCAGCAACAGACACCTCAAAAACTTCGCCTCCATAATCGTCCAATAAATGCTGATCATCATCCTTACTGCTATCAAAGATGGCTTTATGAGGCGGTACCAGGTGCCATTTAACTCTGTTATTATGCATGTAAATATCCATCATCGCCATCCCTCCTATGAATACATAGTTATTACCCTTGGCCAGCAGATTTCTATAGTTGTTCCGATAAGTTGTATCGACCGCAATTTGTTGATAGGCTATCTCCATTCCCTCTTGGAAACTTTCTATCTTTTTTTGAATAAAGTATTGATTTTCATAATTTTGGTCGATTGGATTGAATTGGAAGCCGGATAGTTCCTGCATGAGTTGGTAGAACTGATCATGTTCGACCCTGGCTTTCAGTGCATCCTGCATCATCTTCTTTTTTGAAAGCACATTTTCAGATCTACCGGATACATTGATCATCTTAGGAAGAAAATCAATCATATCCCTCCATTCTCCATCCATGGTATTATAATATTTCGTAATATCCATACCACGAAACATTGGTGTCCTTATATCATTACCAGACTCGTCTTTAACAAAAAAACCATAAGTTGAAATTACTTGATTGCCAAATATGTATTGAACATTTTGGATATATTTCTTCGCGAATCCTATCTGTTGGTCGCTGAAGGCTCCATTAACATTTCCAGCATTAAGATTGAATGTGGGATTAACAATGAAACTGGTGTTTCTTATGTTCCATTGGGAGGCAATAAATCTCAAGGTGCGGAAATATATAGAATCTCCATATTCATCAACGGCCTGATCCGGGAATGCACTGACTGGTGATAGATCTTCTGGTTGGGCAGCACTCATTTTACTCTATGTTTGTACAAATATAACTATTTTACCTTTTTTATGTATTCTTTAGTCTCCCATTGGGGAACCCCATTAATATAGCCCACAATGATTTCCATTTTAAAAACTTTCTGCTCCTTTGGTTTATCGCCTAATAAATCACCTGTTCTAAACCCATAAAGACATGCAAGAAAGCTATCCAGTTGATCGACATTTGTTCCATAAGGTTTTTCGCAATCTTCTAATAATTTTTTGAACTTAACCATTTGGGAATATTTTTTAAAATATGTATTGGCTAGCTGATATTGCTTTTCAACCACTTCTTCTGTCCGGTGGAACCAAGGTTTTTTAGTATCTGTGTACCCTTTCATGCTTATATCCCACGCAGGAATAAGTAGATTTTTAAGTCCTGTTTTTATAATATCACCCACCAAGACAGAACCTGTTGCATTCCTCTCACCGGTAATCATAGCATTCCCAAATTGATTATAATACCTAAGCAAATCAATGGTAGTCATGAACGGTTCATCAAAGTCATTAGGCTTCATGTTATATGTTGCAATGGGGGCAAATTGTAGTTCGCTTTCCGGATCAATTCCTTTCATAATCGTCAGGGAAAATTTAGACCGGCTGCTTGAGTCACTAGTTTCAGAAGTGGTAGATATGCTATCTACTCCTAAGATATATTTTACTTCTGGCTTAGGGTGTTCTAGTATTATAATGTCTGATTTTTTGTTTGGATAGGCTGTGCATTCTCGTTTGCTGTCAATTTCGATAGAATATGAATGCATGGGAGGGTTTTCACGAATAAGTGCTTTTTTTTGCTCATTTATTTTTTGTAGTGCAAAGTCACTGAATTTCCCACCTCTTCCAATTTCAAATATCTCATCAATATTAAGGGGGTTATTCTTGATGTAGGCCCTTAGCTTAGTTTTGTCAGGCAATTTATCTAATTCTGCCCGCCTTTGAAGTATTTCTTCTTCAGCCCGTTTATGATCGCTATGACCATTTATCATGTGCTTGCCATAGGTGGCAGAAACAAAAACAGGTCTTATTCTATAAGTAGAAGCGTTTTCCCAGACATCCTGAATTCTTTGAACATCTTCAGGTTTTATAGTATCTTCGCAAGTTCCTCCATTAAGCAGCAATCCAGCCATGCGATTATTTTCATGATCCATGAAACACTCGATGGCCGAATCGAAAAATATGCTAAACCTTTGCATTAACGGGGCTTCGTCAGCAAACCCATAAATAGCACCGGCCCCTGAGAAATTATTGGCAGCCTTATCGCTTTCTTGTGTATCTCTGCATAATAATTCACTTACCGCATATTTTTCTTGCTTTCGGTCATCCAGATATTTCATTCCGAGTTTAAGGAATGATTCGCTGGAGGTCTGATTTTTATTGACCAAATCTGGTTTAATATAAGGGTTCATTTCATCATAAGCTATCATCGTCTTGTCATTGAACAGCTTACCTAATGTTTTTTTGTCCCTGCTAGTAGCTATACAGGTAGACCCTGGCATTGTTCTAAAGAAATAAAATGGCATATTCATGCCTATTGAGCTCAAGCCTATTCCACGTCCCTTAATAATAAATGGGGATTGTCCATTATCCATTGCAGCTTTCAGTTCATTGAAGATAAAAACATCAGCATCTCTTACTGTAGGATAATACAATTCCCCAGTGCGCCTGTTTTTGAGCATTATTTGGGTAGCGTAGAAATAAAGCATTCCATTAATATCCACATTGTATCCTTCAAGCCAGTATTTTTTTTCTTTGGCCCAATATTTCTGTTCATCTAATGTGGTTTTAAATATATTTGGAATCTCTTTCCGTGTAAAAAAAGGGGCCGGATCTTTTATTTTATCTATGATAATCATTAAATTGCTTTAGATTGACTTTTTGATAGACGTTTATCCTCCTTGGTGATTTCAGGCAAAATAACAGCCATACCTTTGCTCATTGCTATCATAATTTTATCCGAATCCTTGGCAAGTGCAAATAAGGATTTCTGATAGGAATCGTCAAAGTCCAGCGATTTATTTTTAATATGGGTTGTTAACCCCTTTATTCCTTCTACAAGAGCAGTGTAGAATTCTGCTGCCGGAGAACCTTCATAAAAGGCCAATTTTTCCTCCAGCTCCTTTATTCTTTTTTCTGAGCTCATAATTCTCTACATTTGAATAAAATAATTCAAATCGTGTTAATTCTTACTCCAAATTTAAGCCTTAACAGCCAAAATACCGCGAATTTTTATGATCTGACAACTGATAACGGTACTAATGGCTATGGCATTGATGGTAATATTACATATTCAGATATAAAAGCAATCCGGCTTCTTACCGCTGATTATAACACTTTAAATACTCCAAGCGTTCCTGCTGAGGGGGGATTTACTCAGTATGTACAATACATGAAAATATCCGGTTCGCCCGAATTAATTGATGGCAAGACTTTCAATGTCGGAGATATTTTTGTGCCTCAATCTACCGGTTTAACTACTGTATCTCCAGAAAATTGGGAAACAACGGGTTATTACGTATATCCGTTTCTGAATACTTGGCTACCAACAGCTGCTCAAACACCTTTAGAAATAAGTATTTCGCAATTAAATCAGTCAGGGAATACAATTGCCAATAATATCTATATATATGGATATGAGGTTTATTATAACCAACAAACTGACGATTTTACGACTGTTGAAAACGCTACTTATATGTTAATCGGTGGAAGCGCCATTTATCTTGGGAATATGTATGTTTCAGGAGAAGTATTTACTGCAACTGATAGCTCAGAGGCAATAGTTACAGGCACTGTGGTTCAATTGTATGCTTCCACCTCTGGATATGCTCCGTTAATTTATGAAATCCTTACCGGCATAAATGATTTGACAGAACAGCAAATAGGATTAAATAATCAGGACCTTGTCCAACCGCAAGAAAATTATATACTGAAGCTGAGGACTAAGATTGAAGCTATTAACTATGCCTGTAAAACAAACAATGTTTCCATGCTTTATTGTTATGAGACAATTCAATATCTACAAGCCAGAATATCACAATTATTACACCCATGAATGATGATATATTGTTAAGAGCCCAAATAAACATGTTTGATTCATTGATGTCGGTTTCAACGATATTGACAACCGAAATAACTCCTGAAATTGATCAAATAGAAATGGGTTGGGTTAGACAAAGTAATTTGATATATTTGCTGAGCAGCCCGTTTGCTACTGAAAAACAATTGGAATTGGCTGCTTCGGAGCTTGGAAGAATACAAGATACGAGAATAAAACAGGATGGATATGCAGAAATTGGCTATTGGGATGGGGATTTTTCTCAATAAGCAATGAGTATAGAAGTTAGTTTCAATTTACGTGAAGGGCAGAATTCGCCCTTGAGCACTCTACAGATTGATGAGAATTTTAAGCGTATAAAAGCCGCTTTTAGTCAAGTGCTCACAAGTGCAGGATCTGTTACGTCTGTAAGTGCGAGTGTTTTTACTGGATTGTCCGTAAATGTAAGCAGTCCTACTACTACGCCAAATATAGCAATAACAACTGCACTTAATGGATTTTTAAAAGGCAATGGTTCTGGATTTACTGCCCAGGCTTCCATTAACCTCGGATCAGACGTATCAGCAGTATTGCCTGTTGGGAATGGCGGATTAGGAAATAATACCTTTGCCTCAAACAGGGTGGTAGTGTATAATGGGGTGTATTTTGAGACCAGCTCGACTACAACCACACAATTATCTTATCTTAACAATGTTAGTGCTGATATTCAGACTCAATTAAGCCAAAAGAAAGATAATTTTACAGTACTTCCATATTCGCAAGGTGGAACTAATTATGCAGCTTCTTCCAGGCAAGATTTAATTAATAATCTTACATCATCATCATCTGCTACTACTGATTATGTTCTTACAAGAGATTCTGGTGGGAATGCCGTATGGGCTGCAAATTCAGTTGCCGGAGTAAGTTCGCTGAATGGACTAACTGGAGATATTACACTTACAGTATCAAATACTGTAAATCCATTTGCATGGAGTGGTGATAATCTTAATATTCCATCAGCTACCGGGTCTGTGACCGGATTATTGACTAATACAGACTGGACCACATTTAATACAGTAACAACTAAACTAAGCCTCTCTGGAGGCACAGTAACCGGCCCTATTTTGTATGCCGGTTATCCATCTTCAGGGAATGAATTGATCAATCTCAATTATATCACATCTGTTCTTAATGGATTAAAATATGTAACATCGGCCAATGCTGCTTCAACTGCTAATGTAAACTTGGCTTCTGCCCCTTCTTCTATTGATGGTGTTACACTTTCAATAAATAACCGTGTTCTAATATGGCAACAAACAGATGCCAAAGAAAATGGGGTATACATTTTTAATGGTGTTGCTACCCCAATGACAAGGGCTACAGATGCTGATAGCTCATCGGAGCTTAATGCGCTTACTATATTTGTTCAAAGTGGCACAACAAATGGGAATCACACATATACACAAACTACTCCAAATCCGGTCATTGGTACAGATAATATCGTATTCGTTTTAAGCTCAACTTCTGGAACATATACACAAGGAACCGGTATTTCGATAGTCGCTAATGTTATATCACTTGATACTACATATACCGACACGTTATACACTTCAAAGACATTAGCTTCTGCCAATATTTATGTAGGGAATATGTCGAATGTGGCTACGGCAGTTGCAATGGGCGGAGAGGCAAGCATTGACAATACGGGATCTGTAACTCTGGCAAATTCTGCTGTAATAGCTAAAGTATTAACAGGATTTACCTCAGGCGCAGGAACGGTCACAGCTTCTGATTCCATATTATCTGCATTCCAGAAAATTAATGGGAATGTGGCTGGAATTGTTTCATCTCAATGGACCACTTTTGGAAGTGGAATCTATTACAATTCTGGATTTGTGGGCATGGGGACAAGTTCGCCTGTATCCACCTTACATAATGCAGGATCATTATCTTTGTCAAAAGGAACCAGTACAGGCTCAGGAAATTATACTGTTTTAAGCACTGACTTTTTACTTGACTGCTCGGCCGCGACCCTTCTAAACACAGCTGTTTACACTGTACCTCTTTCCACAGTAGTTGGATTGGGTAAAATATATGTATTCAATCACCCTTATCCTACTACTGTAAATGGTGGAGCTGGGGCGGGGTTTGCCACTATTCAATTATCAGGTTCGGATAAGTTTAATGATGGCTCTGGATTATTGGCCTCTATTGTGATTAAATATGGGCAATGCATAACCCTCTATTCAAATGGAAATGGAACCTGGACATATTGGGTAGCATTTTCCGTTATAAATCTCACTACCAATAATTATCTATCCGGAGTTTTGCCTTATTCTTATGGTGGTACAGGACTTTCAGCACTTGGAACTGCTAATCAACAACTACGTGTAAATGCAGGAGCTACAGCCTTAGAGTATTTCACCCCTACCTCTTTTGCGCTTACAAATGGTAGTGGTACTACAGCCAATAGCACCGCAGTTGACCTAGGAGGAACTTTAACATCTGCCGCTACGATCAACAGCAATACTTTTGATTTAACAATAGCGCATTCAACCAGCAGCAGGAATACTAGGTTTACAGCAGCTGGAGATTTTAAGATCTGGAATGGTGTCACCAGCGGGGAGCCGGTTTTTTGGGTAAATCCTTCTGGATATAATTCATTGCCATCCTTAAGGCTAAATCCTTCTGGAGCAACATTTACACAGAATGGACTTTTGCATTTACGCGGTAGTGGTACTAGTTCCAACAATCTGTTTTATATGACAGATAGTGCAGGAACATTAAGATTGAGTTTAACAGAAAATGGTATCTTATCAACAAATAGGGTCGATTTTACCAGTACTGGGTCTGTTAACTCCAATGGATCTATACAAATATCAATGCTTGGCGCTAGTATCGGAGCATACATGGCCAATATTACAGGTCCGGGGTCATCAAATACTACAACAAATCATTCTTCTTTACTTATTAATGCAACTTATAGTCCGGCTTCAGGAAGCGCGGAATTTAATGGCATACAAACAGCAGTCACAATAAACCAAACGGGCTCATCCTCTGGAGTTGTCAGAGGATATTATCATAATCCTACTTTAACTTCTGTACTAGGGTCTCATAGAGCATGGGAAAATACTACAGGTGATATGATAGTTGGTTCTACAAGCGGAAATTTTGCTGTTGGAACAACTAGCCCGCAAGCAAGAGCTCATATTGTTCAGGCTACGCTAGGAAATGAAGTGCTAAGGCTTGATAGCATTGCATCAAACGATGATCCTAGCGAAAGAACCTATCAGAATAAAGTAACAACTACAGATGCAACAGCAACAACTATAGCCACCATTGCCATCCCATCATCTACAACAGTAATGATCGAAGCGAGGGTAACGGCAAGAAGGACTGGAGGAGCTTCTGGAACAGCTGAAGATAGTGCAGGATATATTATTGCTGCCGTATATAAAAATGTATCAGGGACTGCTACAGAAGTGGGAGAAACTGCTATATTTACAGCTGAAGATCAAGCTGGGTGGGATTGTTCGGTTTCTCCATCTTCAGGAAATGCTCTTATCCGCGTTACAGGTGCTGCAAGTAATAACATTTCTTGGGTTATAACATATCGACTTTATCCTTTATCAACATAATTATGAACTACATAATGAAAAGGTTTGTTTTTGATGGCAAACCAGAAATTGAAGTTACTGAAGACGAGAATCCTGTTTCATTGTATAAGCAGAATATAAATGTACTTGTCGAAACCTCAGATGGTAAAATTAGCCAATGGTTTCCAACTGTTGCAACTATCCCGATGCAGCAGTCCATTGATAATCTTAATGATGTTCTTCAAATTATTACGGTACAGGCACAGCTATACGTAGACCAAAACTTTAATCAAAATGTGTAAATACTTCCATATCTTTGAAGTATGGCAGATTTAAATGTTGGACAAGCAATAGCTTTAGACACCAAGGCTACGCCTTATTCCGGCTCCCCTATTACTCAGGGATTGAGACTTCGTGAATTCAATCAATTAAAACAAGCCGAACTTGAGGCAAGAAAACAGGCCAAAGAACAAAAACGCAGGGATATGCTGGCAAAATTCACCAGTGTTAAGCCTATAAATGGCATTCATCCTGCTTTTACTCAAGAAAACATAAAACTGGCCAATGAGGCCAACATGATTCTTACTGATCCAACGGCAACACCTGCTGAAAAAGCAATGGCAAAATCAGAAATTGCCGGACAAATGATCTTGTACTCCAATTATGGCAAGGAATTGAATGATTTTGGAGCTCATATCCGTAATAGACAGAATCTTTCTTATAAGGGGCTTCCAGACTTTCTAAACATTAAAAATATTTCCGAGCTACCTGATAAGGTTAACAAATACGATAATGAAGACAGGCTTATTATGTCCGGAGCCTACAATTTTACTCCTGATGGGCTTCCTTATGTGGAAACACCTTTGAAAAGGCAAAATGTATCGGATGTATTTACCAAAGCTCTTGCCAGGGAAACCGCCCTTTCTGACTACGATATAGTTAATAAAACCAAGAATTTTACTGATGTAAAACAGTCATTGGATCAAAACAGGATAAATAATCTGGTTGAAAATCTTGTTGTTGATGATCCTAATCTGGCCTACCAGCTTAGATTTGATAATGAACAGTTAACGAAGAAAATTTTAAGGGAAGAAAGGTTAGCAAATCCACGGTTAACCGATGAAGAATTAATGCTTGAAGTAGATAAGAGACTCGCCAGGGAGATAGGTGGAAAATATTATTCCGATAAATATGGATTAAGAACTAATCCAAAGGATGTGAATATGAGTGGTTACACGGTGAATGGTAAGACTTTCAATCCAAGTCTTACTATCCCTGAGCAAAACCTTGATGCTTATCTCAAAGCCGGAGTTATTACTGCTGAAGAAGCAGATTATTACAAAACAGCCTTAAAAACAAATCCTGATATTGCAAACCAAGCATTGGACAATCTTCCTGATCTTATTGCGATAGATCCTCCTAACACCGGAACATTTACTATTAAAGATGAATCTGGCAAAACTTTTAAAGCGGATAATTTAAAAGCCGTCTATGTTCCTAAAACATCAAATGGTAAGGGTGGACAATGGTTTATGATAGGTAACATGCCCGGTCCCAAAGGGAAAAATACTATTGTTACAATTCCTATCAATGAACGTACATATGGGAATATAATTTCTGTATATGGTAAAATGGATGAGGATGATATTGAAGGATTATTCAATAAAAGAATGCAGGATGCTGGCATAACTAATGATAAGTTTGATATTAGCCCATTAAAGCCTCAAATTCCAGCAAAAAAACAAGGCACAGTAATAAAGCGAAAGTATAACCCAAAAACCGGCAAGTTCGAAAATGGATGAGGAATATTTAAAAGCTCTTTTTGAAGAGACTGAAAAAGACTATGATTTGGGAGGATATGAAAATTTTAAAAATCTCCTTTCTAATGATAGAAAATTCAGAGAGGCATTCTTCTCTGATGCTGGAGAAAAATTGTCTCTTGGTAAAGATATAAATGAATTTGAAACCACATTAGGTTTAAAAAAAAATGGCTCTTCAATCTATTCGGAAGGCCCAAGATTTCGTTCGGAATATTTGCCTTCGGATACGAAATCGGCTTCTATTTTAAACGCAAAACCTAAAATTCCAACAATCCAGGAAGCGACAACTAAGGCTGCGGCTAAACTTAATACCGGAGTTCAAGATGCTATCATTCCTGAACCTGAAAAACTTGATTTGCCTAAAAAAAGCCGGGCAGACATGTATACTTATGCCCTAAATCGAAATATTGATCTTTATAAAAAAGCTGAACAGGAATATAGTCAATATGAGGCATTAGAACAAATGGTAAAAGATTTGGCATCTGGTGACTTATTAGTAGATGAAGCACAAAAGGCTCAGATTATCGCTGATTATAATGCCGCCTTACCTAAAATTAATGAAATCAAAGATAGAGCACAACAGGCTTACGATAAAGCGGTTTATTTTGATCAGGCCTTACAGGGAAATCGTAAATTAAGAGCTTTGAATACTGATAGTGATTTCAAAGCTAGGTTTATTGATGTAGGATTAAATCAATTAGGGTCATTGGCAGGAAACGCCATAGCCGGAACAGCTAGGGTTTATGCAAATACGGTAAGTCCCCATGAACGTGCAAGCTTGGAACAAATACAGCAATTAGCGCAAAAATCAGCTGATGAACAACAAACAAGAGGCGAGTTCATGTCCCGACTGATGGATGAGAGGGATAACTATGCCAATAAAGAAATATCTGACATTTATAATCAAGCCGGTGGGGGATACAAAGGACTGAATGCTGCTACAGAGTACGCAGCTAAAAAATTTACAGAAAGCCTTCCTATTACATTGGGTATTATGGGGGCCTCACTGACCGGTGCAGGAGGGGCAGCAATAGCCAATACTGCCCTTTTTGGAGGTACGGCCAATCAGAAGTACGAATCATTGAAAGATCGTACTGATATGAGTGAAGAAGCTAAAATTACTAACGCCCTGGGAACTGGTACGGCTGAATTGCTATTTGAGGGTGTTTTGACCTCGGGCATGGGTTCTGTGTATAAGCAGATGATTAAAACCATGGGGAAAGAAGCTGCTGCAAAGGAGATAAAGAAAAATATTATTGATTTACTTTCAAATAGCATCAAAAAAACCATGCCGTTATCCGGTGCGGTTATAGAAGGGTTAGGAGAGGGTGCTACTCAGTTTACTCAGAATTTTATTGATAAGGAAACTGATCCTACTAAGAAGGATATTAATTTGATGGATGGCGTAGTAGATGCTATGGCCATCGGGACTGTAGGGGGTGCCGGATTATCTTCGCCAGCCACCGTGGCTCAGGGCGTAGGTTATCTTAATAGATCTGAAACCATCAAAAAAAATGAGGATTTGATGCAGAAACGAGAGGCGATTAAAAAAGATCTGAATACGGATATTTCAGAATCGACAAAGGACATTCTCTTGAAAAAAGATGCGGAGCTATTAGAAAAGCAAAATGAATTGGCAATTGAAGACCGCAATATATTAACAAATAAAATGTCGGATTCGGATCGTGAAACTGTGAAGGAATTATATAATCAACGAGATGCCATTTTACAGTCTATTAATGAGGTGGAAGATCCGGTAACAAAAGAATCTTTACAAGAAAATTATGATGCAATTTCAAAAGAAATAGATAATATCTACACTAAAGCCGAAACCAATGATATACAACAGCCTGATAACATCACTACAACAGATGCTGGATCAGAACAGATTGAACCAGTTACAGAACAAACAGCAATTGGAGATGCTGAAGGAACAGGAATCACACCTGAATCAGGCGATACTGGAATACCAGTCGCTGAATCAGAATCCACCACAAGCAATGATATTGCAGGAACCGAACCAGCAACCACAAATCTAGAATCCACTTCTGCTGAAGATTTAAAGGAGAAATTAGTTAAATCAGGCAAGATTGTTCTTGATAAGTCTGGCAAGGTTCAAGATGTTAAGCAGAATAGTGGCGCATCGTCTCATTTTTTTCAAGACCTTGTTGCAATTTCAGGCACCGGAGACAAAGAGGAGGCTTTGAAAAAGTACCTCAAATATAAAAATGATAAGGGTTCATTTAAAATGAATTTTGCCGATTGGGAAAACAAAATCATGAGGGATTATGGTCGTTCCGGTTACGAGTATGATATAAGAACGGTTAAATCTGACGATAAAAACAATCCTCCGCCAACTCCAGATACTTATGCATGGTCGGGAGAGCAGAATGGCAAGCCTGTTATTTATTTTAATGGCGATTTGTTGGGCCGGAATGTTCCTTTCAAAGATCAAAAGTCAGGGTATATCAAATCTGTCATTGACCCTGAGATTGAAGCTTATAAAGAACAGGGAAATGAAAAGGCCGTGTCTAAAATGGAGGAATACAAGCGTTTATTTGAAGAAAAGGTCAATTCGAACCGTGATCTTAAACTGCATTTGATCCATAATGAAATGTATGGCATCATGAATAGTGGTAAGGAAATAACAGTGGACGATATTGATAGGAATTACATAATATCTGTTAATGAAGTTGATCGTCTTAATACTGTTAATCTTGCAAAAGATTATTTTGGGGAGCCGATGATTTTCACTACCGGAGCACCAGAAGAAATTACTAAATTTCGAAAGCCTGGGAGTGAAGGATATAAGAGGAATGACCCTTTTACTGGGCAGGAAGGCATTTATTTTTCAAGAGATATCCGTAATCAGGAAAAGTATGGAGGATTTGAAAAGGGAAATAAACCTGGACCGGGTAAAGATTTATATTATGTATTCCTAAGATATAAAAATGCGTACCATTTAGATGATCCTCAGGCACAGGCCAAATATCCTATTTCAGATATTCAAAACATTAGCACAGAACAAAGAAAAGCACTTGAGAAATTAGGGTATGATGCTATTATAAAATCATCTGTGGATAGGCCAAAGGAAGAAGTTGTGGTTTTTGAGCCTGATCAAATTGAAATTATTGGCACTTATAAAAATGGATTAAATGTTGAAAATACAGAAAAAAGTGATAATTTTGAATCTAACCCACAAAACAATGAAAATAAAGCAGAATCAATACAGTCAACAAAGGAGTCGTCAAGCGCAGAAGGAAGTAGTCGAAATGCAGAAGCATCCGATGTCGCAAGAAGAATTCGTGGCACAGGTGAAGAAAGTTCGCAACTCAGTGACCAAGAAATAAAATCCAAAGAAGAATCTGCACTTCAAAAATATGCCAAAGAAAACGGTATTTGGTATGACTCAGCCATAGAAACATTTGGAGAACCACAAGCAGAAGGCACCGAGTCTTTGGTATACCTTGATGCTGATGGTAAAACTGTGTTTAAAATAAACACTGGCAGATATTACAAAACGTGGGCAGATTTTTTTGATGCCATCGAAATAAATAATCAACTTTTCCCAGAAACTAAGTATGAAGTAATTGGATTTACCACTGCCAGGGGTAAATTTTCGGTTATTGTAAAGCAGCCGTTAATAACTGCCGAAAGAGGTGCAACACGAGAAGAGGTTAAGGCAGATATGGAGAAAAGGGGGTTCAGCCAGATCGAGTTTGATGACTACCAAATAAAAGAAAATGGACTAATCATTAAGGATTTACACGGCCAAAACGTTCTTGTATCCAAAGAGGGCAATCTGTTTTACATTGATCCGGCTATTTATATAGATCCGGAGTCAAAATATCTTAAAACCTCCAAAAATGACCAAAACTTGGAGAAAGGCGAACTTTCGGAAGCCGAAAAGGCAAACTTGGAAAATATTTCAGCTGAAACCAATGTAAACTTCAGAGAAATACAGAATGTATACACCAAATATGGTGAGGGAAAACCATTGTCTGAAATTACTATCGAAGACTATCAAGAAGCACAAAAAAAGAGAGAAGACAGCAAAGAGCCCCCTGAAGGACCTGAAGATAATAGTGCATCTAAAGAATCGGATGGCAAAAAATCAGGGAGAACGAAATCCTATGAGGAGTCAAGGGTTCCGGTAAGTAAGGAATATCGCGATATTGTTAACGACAATAAAGTGTATTACAAAGAGCTGAATATTGCTGACAATGCTCAAAGTGCTATTCAGTACCTGGAATCATTCGGAACCGATAAAGATGGCCTAGAAAAGGCATACGAGGATTTAATCAACGTTTTCCTGACCAATCCTTATTCAAGCCCTATTAATGGAGTGGCTGCGGAATTGTTATCTGACCGACTATTTCATGAGGCAAATAATGCTTATCTCAACGGTGATAATAAAGAGTTTGAGCGCCTGACCGAACAATCCAATAAAATGCGGGAGGCAGCTTTTAAGGCAGCAACAGTAGCCGGGCAGTATAACGCAGCTTTGGGGATCTTAACAAGATCATCTAATCCTGATGCATTTCTGCTATTCGTTAACCGGGAAGTTGAAAATGAAATACAGGGACCAAATGCCAAGGCAAAAAAAGAAAAGGTTTCACGCAAGTCCAAAGAGCTTGAAAAGGAACTGGACAAAGTAAAAAAGGAGGTTCTTGACGAGGTAGCCGACACGGTTAAAGAACCGGCTAATAAAAAGCCTAAAAAACGAAGCAATCTTCAGAATCTCAAGGAACGGGGCCAGAAACGTCAGAAGGATGCTTTGGATAAGCTTAAAAAACTTGGTTATTTGGGATCAAGTGGCTTAAATAATGAATCTATAGAAGCCATAGGAGAGCTTATTTTAGCACAGATAGAGCTTGGAATTTATAAGGCAGCAACAATTGCAAAGAAAATATCTGCACTTACAAATGGAAAGGTTAACTCTGATCACATAAAGGATGTATATGATCAGTATAAATTCGATGTGGATGGGAAGGAATATACGTTAAAGGAATATTCTAACAAATTATTTAATGAGGAGTCAGCTGAAGTCAAAGAAAAGGAAATATCTAAACGAATTGATGATTTACTGAAAGATGAAAATCGTAAGGAGCTCACTTTGTCTCAGCTTGTCAGACGAAATTTAGAAATTGGGGCCACTGTTGAATCATTGACCGATGCCATAGTAGCTGAGTTCGGATTAGGACAACAGGAAGCTCAAAGACTATCTGAAAGGGTTTATCAGACCTATAAAAGAAAACTTAGTGAAAAAATAGACAAAGTATTATCCCGGGAACTCGGAATTAAGCCGCTTAAAAAAATCAATGAGCAGGAGACTTCCGGGCCATACAAGCCAGAAGACAAAACCTTGGGAAGTAAAATCGTTAACCAAATCCTTGCCGGGGCATTGGATAACAAAACTTTATCAGATGCTTTCTCCGTAAAATACGGACTTCCGGTTATTACGTCTACTGTGGCTAATAATATCCGTCTTCTGGCACTGAATGCCAAAAACGCAACTACCACCACCTCCAGGATGAGGGCTAACAAAATTCTTATGCAGTACATTCACCAGAATATGCCGATTAAATTCTGGAGTGTACTTAACAGCGCTTATTACATTTCTTTACTTTCCGGGCCTTCAACTGCTGTTGTAAATACATTAGGAAACATTAATGCGCTTATCAATCAGCGATTTGAAAATGGGATTACCTCAATTATAGAGGCTGCCCAGGGAAACAAAGCTAATTTGATAAATCCATTATCTTCAGATAAGATCAAGTATGCTATCAGCAATATAAATCAGGGAATCATACAAGCGCTTGATATTCTTCAAAATGGTGGCGGAGAAAGCAAATATTACAACCTGAATCAAAAAGGACTGAACAATTTTGATGCAGAGCGCTTGGTTGCTAAAAAAAGTGATTTTAAGAACCTTGACCTTGCTAAAGCTCTTAAAACCGCAGCTAAGCTGTGGTATACTATTCCCACACTTGTCAATAGGAATCTTGATGCTTCGGATGTTATGTTTGATCATCTTAACTTCAACATGGAGGCGGTACGCGAAGTTAGGAAGGACTTATATAAACAAGGACTGCGTGGTAAGGACCTGGAAACAGCAACATTTGAGACCGTATATGGAACAAAGGAGATTCAACAGCAAGCGATTAAGGATGCTCAGGTCGAAGCAGCTAAAATTGGTATAGACCCTGCCAAAGAAAAGAAATTCGTAAAACGTATTGCCTACGAGCTTATTCAACAGAGGCTTAGTGATGAAATTCAACGAGTTTCGAATATACAGGCTAAAGAAAATATTTATAAGGGTGCTCCAAGAGGGTTTACCGGTTATCTTGCCTCTAAAATTCCTACGATTGCTCTAATTACTCCTTTTGTGAGTACTGTAATGAAAATTGCAGAGCGAAACATGAACTATATACCTATCTATGGAATAGCCCGTTATGCAGGATACAGCGTCACAGATCTTGCCAGGAAATCAGATTCGATTGACAAAGCATTTACTGATAAAGGAATTGAGAATGTAAAACGGGAAGGAGAATTAAGGAATAAGCAATTGGCTCAAGTGCTGGCTTCTCATGCTTTGCTTTTTGGGTTGTATGCCCTTTCTAAAGTGGGTTTTGATGATGACGATGACCCAAAAACGCCTGATATTCCATTAATTGACATTTCGGGTGGATATGTAGGAATGTCCTATAAGGATCGTCAAGATGCAATTAATGATATGCCGGAATATATCATAAGAATTGGCAATTATTCGATGAACTATGAGCAAAATCCGTTACTTGCCATGGTCGCTTTGCCATTGTCAGTTCCGATGGATTACGAAAGAGCGGGGAAAGATAAAACAAATATGGATTTTCTCTTGGCGTATGCCAAGGCGCTCCCACTGTTCCTTATGAACCAGACTCCCCTCCAGAATTTCTCGGAGTTTTTCAAGTCTACCCGTGACTATGCAGATCCTTCATCCGAAATAGCGCCTGAACAATACGCAGCGAACCTGTTAAAATTCGTTATAAAACCTGTTTCGAACATTGTAGCTCCTAATACATACCAGCAGACAGCGGATTATATCAATCCTACAAAATACAACGCTACAGACCTTAATGAAGTTCTTTGGAAATCGTTCAATATGGAAAAAATTGGCGGCCTTCATCCTACTTATGACGTTTGGGGAAGAACAGTTGAATTTTATCCCGGTGAACGTAGGTTGCCGCTACATTATTGGATGAAAAATGCCGGAGATGATGAGATTGACGCCTGGGCTTCAAAAAATGACATTTCAATACCAAGTATAAATCTCAAACAATTAGTGCTGGATCTGGAAACCTCTAAAAGTCATACGCTGAAAGACTGGGAACAGAAACAAAAGGATAAAGAGATGGATGATATGTCGGACGTGGGTGATGAAATCGAAGATACTTTAAATTATAAGGTTCTCTCATCTAAAGAATGGCAGGATATGGATCAAACCATCCGCTTTGAGGTATATAATGTCGTGAAAAATAACTTCCATAAGGTAAAAAATGATGAGAAGGATGCATCTGGACGTCAAATCATCTCAAAACCTTTCTCTCAGATGACAAAAAAAGAAGCCGATGAACGAATTGAATACTTTTTCAGACAAAAAAGACTTGAGTATATAAACGAACACTATCCGGTTTCAGAAGAATGATCGTCATCGCCCATTAATTTTCTGCCATTCATTGAATATATAATTAAAGAAGGCCGAGTCTGACATCCCATGCAGATTAGCATAGTATTGAACTAATTTTTTTCGGTGCAAACCGCGAAACCAGACCTTTGTATGAGGAGGTAATTTCCGCTTATTTTTTTTTTGTATCCCCATTGTAGTACTACAAATATAATGCCTGTGGTGTCATAATCAAATGCATATATGAAATTTGTTTTCAATAAATAAATTATCGCATGCCACAACAGCCATTAGTACCCAATGATCAGGAGGCGTTATACCTCTTCGACTTGGCAGGTTATGTTCCTTCAGTATTTGAGAAGGCGGTAACCATTCAGAATCCAGCCTTTCAAAGACCAGCATTAACCAAATTGGTTCAATATTTTGGTAACGAAGGTATTCAAACAACAGACCGTTCAGGTAATCGTGTATTTAATCAGGCAGTACAACAAAATGATTATCCATTCGCTACTATTCAGTCTTCGACTGCCAATGGATCATTGCTTGTTTTGACATTTACCGATCCTACTTTCAATGATTTCGCGCAAGGAACTACTATCGCATCGGATAGTAAAACGCTAGCAAGAATTGAATCGACTGCTCCTGGAACTGTAACCATTTCTTGTGTAAAAACATCATCAGGAGGAACTTCTTTTGGGGTTTCTGATTTCGTAGCGGGCGAAGGCACTTCCTTGATGGGTATGTGGGGTAATATCAATAATCGTATTAATTACACAATCCCAACATCTATTCCAACAAAATATACAAATATCATTGGACAGTTTGATGGTGGATGTGAAATCAAATACGATGAAGTATACACTAAGACATATTTCGATTTCCAAGGCAATACTGCTTACCTATCAGGTAAAGAATATATTGCTTTGCAGAAGTTCTACCAATACTACTATGCGTACATGAGTAGCGATTTCCCATTAGTATATGGTAATATTCCAATGCCTGCCACATGGGTAAATCAAATCAAAACCATGGGTGGCTTCCAGATTCCTAAAACTGGGCCATTGACCCTTGCAGGATTCCAGCAAATTGCTAAGGAATATATCATTAATTCGGGTCTTAAAGGGGATAGAATTATGATCATCTGTGGATCAGATTACGCTTTCCAGATCGGTGATATTTTAACTCCTTATGTACTTACTGCCGGAGTGAATAATGTGGTAGGAGGGAAAGATGTAAGTGGTATGTCAATTACCAATTATAGCGTTCTTAGCAAACAACTGATGGTAATTACCGATCCGTTCATGGATAATCGTAAAATTTTCGGTGTGAATGATAATAGCGGTTATTCAAATCGTTCAGATTCAGCTATATGGTTCTCTCCTGAAATGGTACAGGTTGAAGGTGGTGGAGTAGTTCCTCCGGTGATCGACAAATACTTTGGTGTCCCAAATCTAATTACCAGTGAAACACCAGGTATCATTGACAGGCGTGGCAATCCAATCGAGAGAGGTGCCGGAAGTAATAAATCTTGTATTATTAACTACTCAATGGACAGAGTAACACAAATTACCAACTGTGCCATGGCAATGTATCACGGTAACTAACAATTAAAAAAAATTAAACAACATGCAAACCATACCATTAAAAGTATTAAACACTGTTACAGCTCAAGGAACTGACTGTTCAGTAGATACAAACGGAGTTGCCGTTATAGCGGGGTTTTCAGTAGATACGAAGAATATCGTTGATATTACCAAGCAGGCATCTGTAGCTGAAACCAAGGCTGGGTGGACTATAACTCCTCCAGATCCTTCAGCAGATTCTGTGTTCCAGCTTGTAATCAGCGGTTATCATATTTCAACCGGAGAGCCTTATTATGTCCCATTAACTGTATATGCAGTATCAGCAGACACAGCTACAACTGTATGTGATGATTTTCGTAGTCAGCTTGCGGTTCTTACAGATCTGAATGTTGCAGCATCTGGCACCTCAACACTTATCCTTACAGCAACAGGAGTAACCAGTGCTGGTTTTAGTCAGCTTGCTCAATTTCAGGTAGACCAGGGAAATCTTACTACTGTAGATTTTACAAGTATTACCAATACTACACCGGGTGTTCCTGCACAAGGTACAGTAGATGTGCTGAAGCGTAAATATTCACAGCAAAACCTTATGACTAATCTTGGATATGGCTCGATTGCTGATCTTACTTCAGGATCAACATATACTGAGTATAATGTTTCATACTACAGATATTCGCCAGGAAGTCCACTCCATGTCGGAAATCTTGCAACGATCACCTATGTTTTGTTGGTAAAAGAAGGCGTAACAAACTTTGACGACCTTTGCGGAACATATGGAACGCTTACAGGACTTAAAGCTGGTTATGCAACAACCATTTCAGCAGCTACTACTGTTTCAAATAAAGCAGCTGCAATCACGGTAACTACTGGTGTGGTTACGCTGTCAGGCTCAGATTCTCCAACTTTTGCATCAGAAGATATTCGTGTAGATGATGTGATCAATATTGGAGGAACTTCCGGAACCTATACACGCAACCAATCAGTGCTCACGCAAACAACTGCCGTAGGCACAACGATTGTAGCTGTAGCAGCTTCGGCATACCGAGTCATTAAATATCGCCCCATCCCTTACTAGTTTCTCATAATTCTTAATCAGGCAAATGGCCGGGTAGTTAACTCTATCCGGCTTTTGTTTTTATCATAAAAGGTTTAATTTTGTGTAAACAAAAAGAATTTATGAGTGAACAAGACCTTCCTAAAATAGAGGTGAAAATCGCGTGTGTTTTCCCTAATTTATCAACGTACACGCTTCCTTTAAGTTCCAAAAACAAAAAGACAGGGCAATGGGAAACCCTATTAGAAGATGGGAGTATTATTGAGCGGACATTAACACAAATTGATGAAAGAGAAGGGAAGCGTATGGCTAAGATTACATTGGCCCAAGAAGAATTTGTTGAGATCCCGGATGTTATAAACCCAGCAATAAAACAAAGGGCGATAAGATGTTATACCAGACTATCGTATGTTCCGGAAAAACATGAGCATCAAATAGCCAATCTTGATACTCAGGCTCAAAATAAGTTAATGAGGGGGAAGCATGAGTTTCTGGTAAAACACATGAATGCAGAAATTCAGAACATGAGAGGAGTCAATATCAACACAAATCTTCAAACTCCTTTGGTGATCGTGATTGATGAAACCAATGATGTAAGAGCTAAAAAAGAAGAAAATGAGCTCATTACAAAATGCAGGGAAATCGTAAATGCCTTATATAAAACTGACGAAAAAGGATTTGTTGATATGTGTTACGCGCTCAACATTCCTAATATCCACTTAAGTACTATAGAATCATTGTTTAATAAGGTAAATGAGGTTGTAATGTCAAACCCTATTCAATTCAATAGTGTTTATGATAGTAACCTTAAATCAATGAGAGCTATGGTTAACAGGGCAATATATATGCCATTATCAAATGGAGAAACAGCCCTGGAGATTAAAAACGGCTATTACAATCTTGACGGGTTAGCCCTTGTTAAACAAAAGCCAAATAAAGAAGAATCCCTTTCGGATCTTATTGATTATTTTGTGGCAAATCCAGAATCGCTTAAAAGACTGGAACAAATCATGGGAATCTTTATTCCACGAACCACTCCACAAAAACTGGCTGAACCAGTAGAGGTAAGCCCAACAATAAAAGACCCTGCGTCCAAAGCAAGGACCATACAGGAGCAGCAAAGATACGAGGCAGAAGTAAAGCAAAAAATTGTCAATATGGTAACTCACCTAAAAAGTAAGTCTGCTTTAGATAATAAAGATTGGGAGAACTATACCGATAAAATAAAGGCATTGAAGTCAGAGCATCCTTCATTGGAAAAATTCATTGATATACAAAGCAATAGTCTTTGTGAAGCCAAAAAACTTGTTAATCCGTTCAAAACCCTTTTAACTACAAACTAATCATGGAAAACGAATTAAATGAATTTTCTCAGGCCTTTTCAAAGCTAAAAACAGCAGAACCACAGGTTCATACTGATCCACCTGCGCCCCAAGTTGCACCAACAAATCAAACTCCGGAACCACCCTTGTCAGACCCCCCTCCTCCAGTAGAACCCACACTACCTTCTGACCCACCAGTTCCATCAGAAAAAGATTTGTTTTCACTACTTTCTGACCTTGATAAAAATGACCCCCCGTCTCCGGATAACAATCAAAATCAACCCCAAAAGCCTCAGGAGCTAACCGAAGATATTCAAGCTAAATTAAAACTGGCTGATGAGTATCAAATGCTGCTTGAACAAGCAAGGAATAATAATCCCATAGCGCTTGCTATTTTAGCCGGTGAAAATCCCGAAAAACTTGAACAGTTGGCCAGAAGTCTTATCCCTCAGGATTATTCTAATTTAGATTACGCCCAGCTGGTAAAAATGGATTTTAAAGCAAAAGGGCTTGAAGGAGATGTACTTACTGAGGCTGTTGAGGAAACCCTGGAAGAATTCAAAAACTTGCCTCCATGGAAGCAAGCTCTAAAGGAAAAAGAACTGAAACAAGCTTTCAAGCCGAATGCGGATAAAACAGAAGCATTGAAGCAATATCAGAAATTCTATGAAGATGCCACTAAACAAGTTCCACAACCATCGGCAGAGCAACTTGAACAGACTAAACAGCAGGATATATCGGATATTTCTCAAGTAATTGAATCATTGGATGGAGCCGAATCATATGGAGTTAAGTTTTCTAAAGATAAATTGGGCAAGCAAATCCTGGAAAATTATAACGAAAGGGATATCCAACCCTATATTAAACCAGATGGTAAACTTGATGCTCAAAAATATGTTATGGATAGCATAGGGAAAAATTGGATGGCTATAGCAAAAGATGCTTTCGAAGAAGGGGCAAGGCAAGAGCGCCTAAAATCTGTATTCCCAAATGGCATAAAACGAAATGATCCTGCACCTACCAATCTGGGCGAATCTAAAAATAAGGTTGAACAGATAGCCGAATATCTTAATAATCCTGATAACGTTAATAAGAAAGTATAATGGCAGTTGCAAAATGGTCTACTGAAACGGAAGAGGAAGACCTGAAAAAACAAAAGATTATCGAATCTCTAAAAAGGGATGGATATTGGCGTCCAGAAGTTGGAGTAAAGAAATCCTATCTCAAAACCGACATAAGACAACCATTGAGCGTCTTGTTCAATTGGAGGGAAGCCAGAATTATTCTCGCGCGATTAAGACGTATTGCACACAAAGCCGGCATGTCCAGAAATGCATGGCTTGTATGGCAAATTAAAGAACTTGTGGAGATTCATGACTATGAGAATCTGTAAGATGCCTGATTAAGAAAGGGGCCGTAAAAAGCCCCTTATTTTTTGCTTTTACCTATGTAATTTTTTACATTTGAAGTAATGGATAATAAACTTGGGACATACGAACAGGTTACAATAGATTATGTCGTTTCTGGCTGCAAGATGCGGCTTGGAATTAAGGACTCTTCCGAGGATGATCTTTTCCTTGCAGATTCTGTAAATAGGGGGTTAAAGAGGCTTCGTAATCTGGGAATGTTTATCCCAGCAGTTACAACGGTTCAAATAAATGACAACCATACGGCCAAGTTGCCCTTAGGATTTATAAGGTTCAACCAGCCATATCCTATTGTATTTGTAGATGCGGAAGGTCAATTGATTCAGAATGGTTGGTACCAGGTTCCTCGCTACATCAATAATACCTTTTATACCGATTCTCCTATATCTGCTACTCAACAATATACAACTGGAGGAACCGTAAATCAGGTTAACGGCTATTTATTCTTTTCCAGTGATATTACAGCAAGGTTCGCTAAAATTGAATTTTTAACTTCGAATGTTGATGACAATGGTGAATTAGTAGTTCCCGCTATAGCTGAAGATACTTTAGGAGCATTTGGTTGCCGGGAATATGGACTTGCTTTCCCTGACAAGGTAAGTCAAACATCTTTAAGAATATGGGATAAAGAATGGAAGGCTGGTAAAAAAATGTTAAAAGGAATATTTAATGGTTCTCAGGGAATTGACCAGCCCTATATTACATATAAAATGAAAAGTTTAGTATAATGCTGGTGTCAGTAATAAAAAGTAGATTTTTAACTGAATATGATGAGTTTCAATCGGATTATATCAGTCCTGCTAAAATGTCGAATATATTTTGGCATGCTCAAAACAATGTGTTCAACAATAATCTTATTCCAGCTTATCAGTCAACTAAAAGGATTACTGAAGATCTTTTGCCTATTAAAAAAACTCAAACACTAACCAGTCTTAGCAATAATACCATTAATTTAACCCAGCAGGTTACTGATTTTAATTCATTGATATGGCCTATCCCCACATATATAAGTGGAGGAATAACATATACCAATATAGCCACCTTGCTACTGGATGTTGATCGAAATTCCGTATACGCCCAAGGTGATCTGCGTTATCCAAAGTATACACAGAATTCAAATGATCTTAATGAAACAATTCTGATACTGCAACCATTATCCGAAGTGCCTACTCAGGTGGAAATTGAATACTTTAGGACGCCTATAGCTATAGATTTTGAAGTATCAGATTATGATATTCCATATGGAGACAATGTAATAGGGTTAATCATTGATTCGGCCAAACAAATAGCCGCTGAGGCCTTCAGAGATCCTGAATTTTTCAATACCAGTACAGCAATGCTTAACCAGGATAATACGCCTGTTATATGAAATTAATAGAAGTAAAAGAGCAGCTTATAACGCTTATCAATGCCGGAAGCCCTACAATAGATATGAAATATCATGATAGGCAAGTTGAGGCTATGATACCATCTTTACGCCAAGAGGCTATTTTGGTCCGTTATAATGGAGGGATTGTTAATGGAATAAAAACGGCAGGCTCCTATCGTATTAATGGGGCTTGGGTTCAGAAGTTTTCCGTAACAATAGATGCTTCAATACAGGAAAATGATTTGGAGTATTTAAGAGTAATTACTGCTGCTCCTATTATGATCAATTCGAATGTGAGTGGTGATGTTTATGTAGGCAAAAATAAAAGTACAAATCAATTTAAAGTTTGCCAAACACGGGATGAACTTCAAACATTGAAGACAAGAGGATTTGTTGATAACGGTAAAAATATTATTGTCTTATTTTCAGATGGTGAATATGAAATTTATGGAGATAAAATGCTGAAAAACTTCTACAGGGAAAGTGTTTTGGCCAATCCGGTAGATAAACCAGGATTTAATCTTGTAACTGATGAATATCCGGTAAGCGAAGATTTACTTCTAATTATGGCTGATATTTATAAACAAAAAATGGGTATCGCTATCCAACAAACAAAAGACCCCGTAATTGATCAAACTGTAACCTCAGAAAGAGGAAATGTTAAAGCTAATTTGCGATAAAAAAACTCCTCGGCACTAACACATAATACTAACCATGGGTGGGAAAACTGACAAAAAGGGGATGTCCTCTAAAATAGACTGCAAAAAAATACTCTTTATTGTTTGCCTTTTTTTAGTTGTTCCTCTAAACTGGATTGTTTCTTTTTCAACGTATCCATTGTTTCGGTTAAGTGGAAGACAGTGTTTTCGAGAATATGGATTCTTTGCCTGGTTGCAGGGTCTGATTGCATCTCTAATTGCATTGGCTTGTTTGTTTGTTGGATGTTTATGTATAGCTGCCATGCTTGGATAGTTGTCGAAGGAATATTAAAAGGGTATGTCCAAAAAAAAGTACAATAAAAGTGATTCTCAATTAAGAAAATGGAAGAGATTTGCTCCTAAAGAAAAAGAAGATTGGGATAAAATGAGAAGAGAATGGCAAGAAGGAGACTCGGGAACATTGAAAATTAATCTTGTAAAGGTTTATAGGCCCTCAAAGCCGACTCAATAGCGCTAATACTGTCTTGTCTTTTAATAGGCTCATACAAAACAATAGTCCAGTCCTCAACTGCTATAGCTATTTTAATTTGCAATTCATCAAATATTCTTTTAACAGCTTCTTCATATACTTCGGCAAGCATATTTAATGACTCTTCGGTATAAATATTACTCCATTGAAGTTTTTCAGTGGTTTTAAAGGCGATATAATAATCAGCCATAATCTGGTATTGATCAATACTTTGATCAGGATAGTAAGTGGTCAGAAACGCCATTTCAAGTTCAACTACATTTTCTGCATAGAATTTTATGTTTTTAAATCTCAATATTGAGCTTGTATTAACATGTGGTGCAAGCTGCGAGGTTTTGATCTCTACATAAAGATTTGAAAACAAATCCCATTGATGTAATACTTCATATACCATACATTTATGTTTTTATAATCTACAGTTATAATTTGTTGCTGGCTTATATCATTCCGGTAATTTTGAGGCGTAAAAGCTATTTAAAAGGCTTTTTAATCTTACAAACATCCATTTTTACAACCATAAGAAAATGAGTGGATAAAAGGTACAACTATTCGTATTAGTTATATATTTGTGGCGACATTTTATTGCGTTAATCGCTCTGTAATAGAAAAACGGCAAATTTTTTAAAAGCACAGACGAATGATTTAACGCCTACGCTACGCGTGGGCTTAGTCTATTCTGTGCTTGGGTATTTGCCGTACCTTCTATTACAGTAGATTATTGTCCCACGCTTTTTTTATGGCTGCCTGGCAGGGACATAAGGGCACAAACCTATAAACCCCTTTATGAAACCACTAAAGCTCCTTGTTTTATTGCTATTGTCTGCCCCAGTATTTACAATGGCCCAGGCAAATTATCGTGATGTAGTTTACCTTAATAACGGCATCATTGTCATAGGAATGATAGTCGAACAAGTCCCTAATCAGGGAATCAAGATCCAGCTTATCGACAATACCGTCTCCAGCTTCGCTTATTCGGAAATTAAGAAGATAACCAAGGAAGAGGTTATTGTCGAAAAGGAGCCCCATCAGAAGCGCTACAGCGGCATTTTTGAAGTCGGATATACCAAAGGAGTAGGAGATGAGTATTCGGAACTTGCCAGGGAAGCACGGTCAATAAACGTATTCAGCGTAAGAATGGTGAATGGCTACCAGATCAACAAAAACATGTCTGCCGGGGTCGGATTGGGAATTGACGCCTATGAGCTGGCTGTTCTTATGCCTATAACCATTGATTTAAGGGCTTATTTCATAGATGCCCCAGTATCTCCAACTTTCATTTTCGATGGTGGATATTCTCTGGCCCTGAATAATGATCATGGCTCTAATGGACTTGTGCTTAATCCGGCCGTGGGAGTAAAGATCAATACCTCTAAAAACACCTCCTGTCTGTTCAGCATAGGCTATAAATACCAGAAACAGACGATTCATTACACCTTTATGCCAGAGCGATCACTCAGTTTCTTCACGATCACTGGGGGATTTTCCTTCTAACACCATTAAAACCAATATACTTATGCAACAACTCTCAGATTCAGAGAGAACGTACCCTGAGCGCTTTTCAGGATGTGTTCTTATTGCAGTGCTTGTTACTGTCTCTCTCATTACAGGAGCCTTAATACTTTACTATGTTCAAGGTTCGTGAGATAACAATAACGCTAATGTCGGGTATAGTGGCTATACTCCTTGGCATAATCGGAACTATAATGCTATTTGGATGGATGATTCTGGAATATTTTAAACCACTGAAAAATTAACCCCAATATCATGCGACCAGAAGACCTAATACAAGCCGAGAACAAGCTAGCCCAGGAGCTTATAAAACAGATCCAGGAGGATTTAGCAGCGGCAGAGCAGTCCCGTATTTTCCTGGAGAATCACCGTAAGCGGGAGCCATTTGTAAGAATGCTCTGCTTTATAGCCGGGATGTTCTTTATGTCTGTAGGGTATTTGGTGTATTGCCTGGTTGTGAGGTAATGGAAAAGCCACCGGGTGGGACTATGAGTGTATTTTATCGAAAAATATAGTTTACAAAATGCGTTTATATGTGTGTATATTTATGAAATACAGACATTTAAGGTGTGAATAAACAATGTCAATTTGTTAGTTTATGTTGTATATTTGCTATGAATCTGAACGGGAGCTAGTTTCCCTAGTAGGATTCACCCGGGGTAGCATAGGCTATCCCTTTTCCTTTTGTTTATCCTGCTGTTCTTTAGCTTTCCTATATTCTTCCTGCTCTTTTTTCTTATCTATTATTAAATCGTGTACACTAATTGATGGAAGAACATATCTACCGAATGGAGTATACGAAGTCATATTGGATATATATCCCCTCAAACTATTCATTAGCATTGATATGGCAGAAGTAGTTAATAGGTTAACCTTATCCTGTTCACTAACTGATGAGTCTAACGTAAATATTCCAACACCTTCAACTTGAAGCGAATGACCCGGAAAATCCTTAGTCCAATTAATCTCAATCTTCATGAAAAGTCTATAGAATTTATCTGCTTCAAGCGAAGGTGAAGTAAAATCAATATCCACAGGATAATCCTTCAAATATTTTGTCGGGTCTTCTTGGTCGTCAGAAAGTAAAAATTCATACTTAGAGTTGAGTATGAATATGTCCATTAACTTAAGTGGAGACTCTTTAATCTTCATATTGCATATTTTTCATTTGAAGCAAATAGTTTGTCGATATCATCATATAACGGAATAACGTTATCATAAGCTGCAATATCAAATGTGCTACTTGGCTCTTCAATAATATTCTTAGCTAAGAACTTATTTAGTTCTGAAATAAGCCCATAATTAAACTTGGGCTCTTTAAAATCACTAAGCTCATAGTTAATACTGTCATGAAAAACTTTAATATCCAAGGTTCTTTGAATATCCAAAAGAGTATCTGTTGTAAAATTATGGGCTCCACTGACCCACTTAGATATAACGGAAGGCTCTTGATCAATTACAGCGGCATAATTAATCTTTGTCCCATATTTGAATGCTATAGCATCTTCGATTTTAGATGCTAATAACATTCTAAACTCAGTTTTGCCATAAGAGGCTTTAGCTCTTTTAATAGCATTTTGCAACGTTTTACTACTCCTCTTCTTCATCGTCATTAAATATTAAATTACCGTCCAATTCACCATTATTGCTAAGTTTAATTTCTTTATCCTTAATCCTTTTGGTTATTCGGCATGAAATTTCTATAAGCATATTGGCGAAATAATTTAAATCCCCATCTTCTTGCCAAGCTCTTATATCTTTCCCTTTTGGACCACCACCACCTAGCACAACCGTAAGGGTTCCATATCTTAAACAATATAATCTAAGATTAGATTCGTCCATATCGTACAATGCACACATTCCGTCTCCGGGGATACCCTCATATTCTTTAAAATATTGGGCTCTAGCGCCATGTTTATTACCAATCAACATCACTCTATTAACAATATCATCAACTTCTTTCTCATAATTGCCCTCATGAGATGATATGAAATCTTCAAACAAAGTATCTTCTTCTCCGTCTATTATGACGGAATATATCTTTGCTGAATTACCACTAAAGCCTTCTAATTCGACTATTTCAAACTTCATGGTAATTGTGATGCAAAGGTAAATAAATATTAGTAATTTCACTTATAAGTGAAATTAAATATAGCCTAATATTCAGTGTTTTATGCATTTATGATTTAATTATGACAAAAGATAAAATGCCTTATATCTTAATATGAGTCAAGCAATTCAAATCTAGAAAACTATCACTATTTTTCAAGTAAACACCTTACGCTTTGCTCAAATTCTTAGCTTTCCACGTAGAACTACGCGCTGTACTTCTTAGCCAATTCTTCGCGGATTTGCTCCTCAATATCGAGCAAAAACTGGGGGCATTCCGATCTAAGTGTAAACTCCAGAGAATCGGCACCATTCCCCTGCATATGAAAACGCTTCTTTTGGCCGTCAATTATGGCGAATACCTGGAATAGCTTAGGACCGTATATGTTCATCGATATAAAGTCAAGGGGGACCCCGTTTACGGTCAAAGAAAAATATGTGTTCATGCGCCAAAGATAAGAGGCTAAGTCTAATTCCGGGATACCAAAATTCTTAGCTTTACCTGCATAGGTATCGAATATAACTTTGGGGAATGAACCTATCTGAAGTACACGAAAAACTTTCCCAAGCCCTGCCGGAACTTTCCCGGTTTACAATCAACGACATAGACTCCTTATGGACATGGTGCCAGGAATTATCGGATTACCTGGAGCCACATGACCCAGATTTGCCGTTTGATATTCTAATGATCCAGGCTTGTTTACGGCTAAAATTACAGGAATTACGGGAAATAGACCGGGATGCAGGAGGTATTTATACCCGGCAGGACATCTTTGACTGGCGTGTTTCCTCTATAAGAAGGGATATGGAGAATGCTATCAGGTTTTTGGCTTCTTCCGATCCTTCCGCTTGATTTTAGGGGTATTAAGCGCTTTTCGCGTCAAATCATCAAAATCCTTCTTTTTCACTATGCCTTCAGTCTTTATTTGCTTCTTGTTCATGCTGCTCGTTTTAGGTCTTTTCTTTTGATCCTGGAGTCGGAATGCGCAATTAATAGCTCTATCCTCCCTTTTGAAGTCAAATTTCGGGTATTATATCGAAAAACAAACTCCTGGACGTATTTATCCAGGTGCTTTTTGCTTACGTTGTGATAGACTCCAATGATTCCCCGCTTGAAAATGGACCAGAAGTTCTCGATCCCGTTTGTGTGAGAATCCTCGACCACGTACACCTTGGCTTGGTGCTTTACCCGCTTATGAGCATACCAGTATTCCATTCCGTTGTAGCCTACATGGTCATCGGTCATTAACGGAGATCCGGATTTGACAGAACCCATTATAATGGGCCTAAGAGTGGCGTTAGTCCGGTCAGGTATGACCATGGCCTTAACCTTTCCTCCGCGTTCCAGCAGCCCTAATACCAATGCTTTATCTGTTATATCCGAATCCTTCACGTATGTCTTCTTTTTGTTCTTGTGCCGGTTTTTGTTCTTTCCGCCCACCCAAGTTTCATCTACTTCAACCACTCCTTCAAAGGGCTTTTCCTCCTTTTTGTTAGCTATGGCAAAGTTTGCCCGGATATTGGTCAGCATCAGCCACGCTGTATTCTGGGTCACTTTGATCTGCCTGGCCAGTTCATAGCTCGATATTCCCTTGTTGGACACCAATTCAAGATACTGAGCGATGAACCACTTCTGTAAGGGCAGCTTGGTTCCTTCATAAATAGTGCCCGTCTTGGCATTAAACTGCCTGCGGCAAGTCCGGCATTTTAACCGATTCCCATCGCTGAATCGGCAAATATTATCACTCTCGCAATGGGGGCATTTGATTCCGTCTCTCCATCTTATTTCTTCCAGGTATCTTAAATTCTTATTCTCATCACTGAAAGTTTCCACCACTTCGATGATGCTTGAGTAGTCTTGTATGTTTTTCATTTTGACTATGGGGATTAGTCCTGCCAGCTCAGGCTAAAAGCGGGCATTTTAATTGTATTTTATTGATTTTGTTATATTTGAGTAAACCTTAAACTTAAACCATGATTGCTCAATTCTTAAAAGACTACGGAGAACTTATCTCAATTTCACTAGTCCCCTTTATTATATGGGGAATGGGAACGTATTTTCAAAACCGGAAGGGAAAACGGAATGCTCAAATGATGCTGTTCCTAGATTTAATGAAGACCCGAAAACACATGCCGCCTTCGCAGATATGGGTTGATGCACTAAATCAGATTGACGTTGTTTTTCAGAAGAATAAACAGGTTCGCTTAGCTTGGCGAGCTTATTATGATAGCCTACACCCACAGTCACAGCACTTTGAAAATCAAGGCGCTTTTCAGCTTGATCTACTCTCTGAAATAGCAAATTCTTTGGGATATAAGGACTTGAAGCAGACCGAGATTGACCGCTTCTATTCACCAAGGGCACATGGCACCGCCATAACACGTCAAGAGATTTTTTATGATGAATACCTTCGGGTTCTTTCAAGATCGAAAAGCCTTTCAGAAAGTTTCTCACAAGAAGAGTTTGAAGAACATCTGCAACAGATCGGGGATAAGTATAACCCGATTTTGTAGGAGTACAAGGTGCCATAACGTCATGTTTAAATTAACAAAAGTTAGTCATGGCTAGCACCAAAAGTTAAGTCTGCGTTTTATTGACCTTCCCAACCGTTCTCTTTCCAATTGTTACGCGGATTCCAGCGTTTTTAAGCCGTTTTAGATTAGCCTAAATAGGAGCTGGTTAAACTTGTGGGTTGCTGCCGATGAATCTACGGACAAAGGTAGGAATATTAATGAGAAAACAAAATTAATTTGGTTCTTTCGTGAGAACTATTTATTTTTGTACATGAGCCTATCTGAAGCATATAAGATATGGTGCAAAGAAACCAAACGTAATGGGGCTGTTTTAATCGGTAGCTCTATTCAGGAATTCTTTACATGGTACGAAACTAAATTTAAACCCAAATAACCCATGAACATCCTTGACGAACTCACCGAAAAAGTGCTCACTACAAAAGAAATGAGCGTAATGGAAGCGTGTGAAATTTATATGCGTAGCCAATCGCAGGAAAAACCTCAATTACTCGTGACGACCTTTGAAATAATTCCAATGCAATAACTCGCTACAATGAAACCATTACATGTTATCTCTTCCCTTGAAGGTAAAACGCCAATTCCTGGACATGATCAGTACTTTATAGATCAACAAGGAGGAATATTCCGCCAGGTTTGTTATAAAAACAAAACAGTCATAATTAAGATGAAGTCCTATATTGAACGGTATTCTCATCATGAATATATAAAATTCCCAGTCAAAAGCAGCACTGGTAATAGTACGTATAGAAAGCGAACATACGTGGCAGATTTGCTTGAAAAAACTTTCCCACTTGCGTATCCGGGCAACTCAAGTAAAAAGCTAACTGTTATCCGATACGAATCAGGATCAGGCAGAAAACCGCTTAAACGGGAGCAGGTCATAAATCATTTGCTGAAATTTCATCCTGGGGTTCAAATTCCACTTACAAGGAATTCGGAAGGGATATACGATACATCCGAAGGAATGAAACAGCTTGGGATTTGTATCTGTGAGAAATGTGGCCATCCCCAAAACGTAGAGGTCGTGGTTTGCAAGGAATGCGGTACGTGGATTACTAAACTTCCACCACGTCAATTCCCAGGCAGGCACGCATAAGATTCTTTTTGAGCTTAAAAATGCCGTAGGCGGTGCCCTTAGTGTAGCCTTTGCAGTCGTAATACACAATCCGGTTATCTGCGTAGGTTACTTTAAAATCCAGCCTATAATCACAGATTTTAACCCCGTTTGCCTCCAAACGATAAGTTACCTGTTCTTCGACAGCTACAACACGTTCTTTGGGATCTTTGGCCGATTTTAACAGTTCGAGCTTTTGAGCGAACGTTTTCTCCTTTTTACTGGCGTATATTTTGCCATTAAGGATTCTTTCAGCTTTGGGCGCTACTCGGAACTTGTTGTAGGGCATTCTTCTTCTATTTTAACTATATCATCACTTTTGCACATTCTGTTATCGCATCCTAAGACTTCTTCATGTTCAGATCCCCATATTACGGGCTCTTTGAATATTGATCCGCAGTCACAACAATAGTACATTAGTCTTCGAGTTTAGGAACGATAGTATTAAAATCCATCGTTAAATGCTTATAGTCGCAAGTATTATATCCTTGCATCCAACATTCTATGGCTAATTTATTCGTACTTTCAATAGGAAAAATTGCGGCATAGTTTTCCCATGAATCGAATTTCATATCTCGCGCAACTTTTTCTTTTATCTCTTTCAGGCTGTTCATAGCTAAAACAGGTTTTTTAGGCGCTTCCAAAATGACTTCCAGCGGAAATAATGAATGGTATTGCAACTTCGGCAATATTCAGAATTATACTCTTTGGTATTTACCGAAACGTAAAGGTGTGGTCTTCCGCATTCTTCACACCACGCTTCTTTTGATCCTATCATAACACAATCTTCTTCCATGCTATTCAAATTTACTTTATTTTAGTGACTCTTCAAACTGTTTTACTTCTTCTTTTGTGTCGAAATGCCGTATTTGACTATCCTGTTCACATAGAAAACAAAATTCAGCATCATCTTCATTTAAGATCATAAAACCTGTTTCATCCGACTCTTTACAAACCTCACAGTCGCATATTGTCTTTGTTCGGAAAACTCTCTTTCCAATCCGGTCTTTAAACCATTGCTCGCGGTCGGTCATAGTGCTTCCAGTTCTTTGCGAACATTTTCCCAGAATTCTTCTGTTCTATCCTCAATTACATCCCTTTCCATTTGGTCTTTTGAAGAATATAGATTGCCATACTGTAAAAGTTCATCTACAACTATTATGGAACACTGAATTGCAATTTTGCTATCCTCATATTTCCAGCCTTCATAAATTGGAAGAAATTTCCATAGAAGGTCGTTTGCTTTTTCTTTTGGTGTCATTTCTTTCATATTTCTCTTATTACTCTTTCCGAGAGTGGCGGGTTAGGATAAATCAGGGTTTGCGGAAGTACAACTTGTATCTGGTAAAACGAAATCGTGTTTTTTAACGTACTGCATGAACGCGTGTAGCTTTTTATTCCATTGTGCGTCAGCAAGTGCATTGTGCTCGTTTTCTTGCTTAGGGAATAACGGGTGTTTTTTTGAGTCCATAAGCCATGCTTCTAATCGAGTTAGGTCTTCATATTTATTGGCTTGATACATGTACATTTCGTCCAGCATTTGTTTCAGATCACGGCAGTACTTAGGAAATGCTTTTGGTAGATCCATCATTCTGCCGAACAACCAGCAAAAAGCCACCCAATCGTAGTCTGCGTAGTAAGCATAAAATTTAGGCTGCACAAATTCAAATTCGCCTCCGTAGGTTCCTGACCTAATAAAATCTTCAACTTCTTCCGCTATTTGCTGGTTTGACTTTCCGTACAATTGAATGAGTCGCTCAAAGTTTTTATACGTAAAATCATTGCTTATATGATGCAGATTTACCATGTGGCATTTTGCCCACCACAAATCCTTAAATATTGGCCTTAAAACATTTTCACGAATCCAGTATTCTTTTGGCTGAGTATTATTCCTATCACCTTGCTCAGTTCTCGGTTGCCAACGATTCCATGCTTCTTTCAGGTTAAAATCCTTTGAAATGGCGTAGTATTCACGCCCATCCTCGGCAACTATACCGATTGAAATAAGATCTATTGTCGGCTTTGTTTGTCCATATTTGAAGCCCATGAATGTTTTGTCATGTGGTCCTTCGATAAACTCTGTATCAATGTAATATTTTGTCATAATTATGTGGTTTTATAGGATTCATTAGATAATTACATTACTCGTTTTGCTTTCAAATCTCTTCCGTGTTCCTTGCTGTGACAGTCTTCACACAAAGTTACAATGTAAAAATGCGGAACCTCCCAAACATACTTTCCGGCAATATATTTTAAGTGGTGGGCATGTAGTGGTTTATCTGTTGCTCTACAATCCACGCACCTAAACTGATCTCGCCTAAATATGTATAATCTCATTTTCTGCCAGTTAGGATGTAAATACTGATCTGACCAAGACATTATTTTAACACAAGGTTCAAAATTTAATTTAGCTCCCCGGCCGGTCTTCTTTATTTGCAATCGTTCAAGTTTTTCAGGATTGAAATGTGCATCTTTTAACGACAGGAATAATTCTATTGCCTCACGAGGCAAATCTTTGCCAATTATTTGAGCTGGCCATCCGCGCCTCTTTTTTATTCCTTCAATTCCAATAGCAGCCAATTGCCTATTGTTCCAGCCTCCATTTGAACTTTTTCCTTTTTCAAACAACTCTTTTGTAAATATCATTTTTATCAATTATACATATTAAACATCCTTTATGCTCGAAGAGCCATCTCTCTTCTTAGCATTTGTATTTAGCTGAATATCATGGCAATAGCTAAACACGTTTTAAGACGATATAGAAGTGTACCGTTCGAGTACAGTGCCTATGCTAGAGCCTTATGATATTCAACTTCACTTCGAGCCCCCGTTGTGAGTTTGCACATTGCGGGAATTTTTATCATAAGCTATACCGGCTAGTTGTTTTTGGTTTGAGCATCAAGATTGCCAGCTCCAGGATGTACAATTCATACAACACCCCATTTCAATAAAACTTTTGGAAGGGATTTTTAAAAACGGTCAACTTTTGGGTGTCGCGTAAAATGAAAAAGCCCAGAGGGCTGAGACTCCGAGCTTTTTGTGTATTTGGCTTTCGCCAATCAAACTTTTAGTTTGCAAAATATTAAGCTTGTTGACTCAGCCTCCAACACCACAAACCTAGGCACAAAAATTGAGAAAAACAAATTCCGGTAAAAATTTCTACAAAAAAAATAAAAACAAAATGCCAACCCTATTAAAGATTGGCATCATTGCCGATAGTAAGACACTACTATCCCCTTTTATTTGCCATACAGTAGTTATTAGGTCTGCGAGCGGCTTGCTTTCCAGGGAAGACAGCTCAACGAACGAAATAGCTAACCAAGAAAGTGACTCGGAATCCGACTTGACAAACCAGTCAAGAGGAACGGGCTGGGCCTTTCTTTGTATTTAAACAAAAATACAATTAAATTTTAAAGGAGGAAATAAAAAAAGAAACCCGGCCTCACTAACCGGGTTCCAGAACCACTAAACTATGAAAAACATCCAGCAAAAGCCGAAAGTTTAAAGATTGCTGCCTATGAACTCAGCAATACAAAGATGAGAAGAAAAAGAATGGGAACAAAAGAAAAAAGTTGAAATAAATTTGGTTCTTTCCAAGAAACCGATACCTTTGTATTCAAATCACTAAAACTATGACAATCGAAGAAGCAAAACAACAGATAGCAAAAGATATGGGATTTGATAACTTCAACAATCTTATAACTACATATGTTGACAAGAAATATCCCGAAAATATTGTAGAAATAGCTACAGAACTTGCTAAAACATATGCAACAGAAGTAGCAAAAGGCGTGAAAGGAGCTTGCATTGAAACAGGAAGAGATTGTATTGGTGGTGGAGATGTAGGTACTTATTTCGATCCAGAAGAGATGGAGAAACTGGACATTTCACAATTCATCAAATAAAAAATGTTCAAACCTCACTATGCTATATGCACCGGAACGGAAAAGATAAAAGGCTGCGGTAATAACGGCCTTATCGCAACGAACTCCCGTAGATTGTGCACTACATGCGAGAGTAGGAGAAGACAGCCTAAATCAATATTAAAAGTATCTCCCAGGCAGCGCGAAAAGATCAGGGAAAACAAACAGTTCTACGCTGACTTCATTGAAAACCATCCGACAAAGTGCTGTGATGAATGTGGAGATATTATACGAAACCCGACCGGCTCAAATGTAAGCCATATTGTAGCAGGTGGAACAAACCCAGCGGTGTATAGTGACCCGCAGAACGCTTTTCTGCTCTGTCAAACCTGCGAAGGAATATGGACAACAAAAGACCGAACCAAAATGAAGCTTTGGCCGCTGGCGCAGAGTATACGAACAGAAGTTTTAAACAGGCATTATGTGAAACCAATAACTAAGAAATGAAAGATACATTACAATTTATACTAGGCGACTTTTGGGTATTTGCTGGGTTTGTTGTTATATTGGAATTAATCTTATCCTTTTTATTTAGGGCATGGAATAGATTCTGGCGACACATGAATATAAGGAAGCATGGGTATCCACCAAGCTACTGTGATGCGGATGGAGATTTTAAGCAAGAATAAATAAAATGAAACCCAAACCCACCCATGGAAAGTACACCGGAGAGATAAAGCCTGAAACAAGCTATCTCTGCCCAAGCGACAATACTATTTTAATGGTAGAGAGCATTACCCGTCCGAATGCAGTATGGGTAGTTAACCTCCGCTACACGCAAAGCATAACAAAGCTTGGACAAACAGTTCCGATTGTGGAGTACGACTTTATGGAGGATATTAAGAAAGGTAAATTTGTAAGAATATGAAAAAAAAGATAGTTCCACTTATAATGAAGATAACGGCAGTTAATGGTGTTGCTGACTTCCCTGAACAAGTATATCAAATATTGTCTATAAAGACAAAAGAATCAAATTTATACCTTATACATTCAAAACTAAACGAGCAACCTGAATATGAATCTGTTTTAAGGTCTTTATATTATAGAGTGGTGGGGAATAAGATATATTTCACTCGCCATTATAGCAAATATAAATTTATTGCTATGTTCCAGCGTTGGAAAGAAAACATCTTCCCAAAAAACATTGACTACATCATCGAATACTATGATCATGTGCAATACCTAAATCTCCACAAATGACCATCATTTTCGCCATAATGAAGTACGGAATAGTAGCTCTTGTTCTAGGAATGATCTTTCGCTATGTAGTGTTTTCGCGGGATGAAAAAGAAAGTGAAAAATAATTTGAAATAATTCTTGCAGAATTGAAATAAGTCTGTATATTTGTACCTGAATGAGCGACAAAAAACACATACAAGCGTATATTGATAAGGACTTGGCTGAAGCCATAGACAAATCAGGCCACCCCGAATTAAAGAATCTTCAAAAGTTCTCACCTAGAGTAGAGGCTCTTCTTAAAGTGGCGTGTGAAGTAATGGGAATTGAGATTAAACCAAAAGACAAATGAAATACACTGCTGCTCAACTTTACGATTCTGTACACACATTCTCAACCATCACTTGTTCAAGGTGTGGTAAATCCGAAGATAGGCTTGGGAACGACGATGAGTGTTTAGATGGTTTCTTTGATTACGGATGGAGAGCTACAGCTAATCACACGTATTGTCCAAAATGTGCTGAAAAATATCTTAAACCAAAAGATAAATAACTATGATAAAAGCTAAAAACAAAACCTCTATAATATTAGGGTTAAGTGATGAAAACATGAGGCGTCTGTCGGAAGGGCAGCCAATTAAGTTTAACCTCAGTGAATTTAATATGTCGCCAATGGACGTTTTAATATTCAATGGAAGAACAGAGGAAGACATGGAGAAGGAACTAGCGCCCTATATGAACGAAAACACAGAAATACGAAAATAATATGGCACAACCAACTTTACCTCAAGGCCCTGCAACAGGAACAGGGTTTGAACAATGGATTAGAAAAGAGCAGGATGCTCCAAGTCTATATGAATTGCTAAAACAATCTCCATCTCCTGATAAAGGAGGTGACGATTCAGAAAACGACAAAGAAAAACAACAATCAAAATAATATGGGAACCGAAGAGCAACCAATAAATGGAACTAAAATTCCAACTTACATAGGAACAAAGGTAGTAAATGCCTATCCTCAAACACATCACGATTCATTGAAATCAAGGGGATTTGACACCCCAAATCCAGATCAATCCGGCTACTGTGTAATTTACGAAGACGGATATACATCATGGTCGCCAAAGGATGTATTCGAACGCTGCTATCGTGAAATAACCGCTGCTGAAAAAGCAATGATGTAACCATGCTTCTGCCGCTTCTCATACCATTAATCTGGGCTCTTCACAAGAAGTACAGCAGAAAGTACCGGAATCCGGGAGTACTGATAAGAACGAAACATTTCACCTTTTAAACCAAATAAATTATGGGACAGACAAAAGCACAAAGAGAAGCCAAAGAAGAGGCTCAGAAAAGATCAGAAGCAGCGAAAGCCGGATGGGCTGTTCGTAGAAACAGGCAATTTGCTCAGAAGGCATCCAAAACAGTTGGAATTTTAGTTCAGGGATCAAAAGTCAAGGTTGCAATGAACACAGATCGAAGTTCGGACTATGTTGTGGTTGGGGAGCAAATACTGCCTTCAGGTGTTATTACGTCACAATCAGAGAAAAATGATCAATTGTCTTTGGCGCTTGGAGCATCTTTAGCAAGCCTGTTGCATCGATTAACTGAAAAGCTTGGCGGAGGAGTGTCAATTTCGAATCAGGAGGATGCAAAAGAACCAGGATTCTCAAGCCTCCAAATATTGGGATCATTACAACGTACTCAAATCAACCTTGAAACATGTCAGAACCTTGTAGATCGTATTGACAACCTGCAAAAGGAAATGTTGTAATGGGTGGAGAAGCATAAAATATTGGGGCGTGGTCCGCTGGAATTTGCGAGAAAGTCTATTGTGCATACTACCCTAAGTAATACTGGCCTAAACCACAGCTATTCAATTAGCAGCCCCTTCGTTCTTTAAAATATTGTTATCGCATTGCTTGGGTTGGCCGTCTAGCAGAACTCGGATCACGGCTCCACAAATGTGGGATAGGCACGGACCTGTCACCGAGGTGCGGTAACAAAAAATATTGTTGGGATAACGCAGTGGGTGTAAGGGACGGCCTTCTAAACCGTGAGTCTTACTTCCTCGCTGTCTTCAACTGACAGGATGGATCTGTTAAATCTTAATCCCGTAGACGAAGATATTCCCAACATCATTCTTTAAAATATTCCCTGCTGGAAGTCGAACAGAGGTTGAACTCAGCTATTACAGGAGCGTTGTTTGACGGAAGGTGAGTAGAATGCCAGCCCAGCCATCGCTGGTGGTCTGAGAAAAGCTCAGCCAACTCATAGATTTGGTAGTTTCAAGCGTTAAGCAGACAATATCCGGAACTGTAAGCCGGACAGGGATAAAAATATTAAGCGTCTGGGTAATAACCTGCTAAAAGAAAGTACTAGTACAGGCTCTCCTAATCGCGTGACTCGCGACCGCGTAAAGAGAAGGCGCTTAAAATATTGAGATAGTGTGTTAATAGTACTGAGGCGGATAAAGGATGCCGTCCATCCAACACTATTAATGCAGATTGAGTGTCAGCATGCAAGGCATTTGATTCAGATTAAGAGTTGGATTCAAGCTGCTATCTCATAAAATATTGACTGAAAACTATTCCTAGTCACTAGCGCAGGGAGGATCGTTAGAATCCTGTAATATTCTGGGTGGTATGAGAATGTTCTAATCATGCTTTCAGTCATCCCCTTCGGGGGAAAGAAACAGCGGTAGCCCGAAAGGGCATTCCTGAGTAAATGCGCTCAGGAGTACGGCAAGCCGCACCGGTCGGTCTGAAATATGGCCGACCTTTAAAATACAATCAGCCACAAGAGGATTGGCGAGATAGTTTGCGCAGACGATTCCCGCAAGTGGCACTCATTAAACATTGAAGTGAGTATAAATAAAGATACTAATCCTGAATAGAAGAGGATGATATATTAGAAGCTGTTAGTAATAGTAATATTGCGAACAATGTTCATAGTTTACTGTGGATAATGGGTATATCGGAGTAATCCTAGATGTGTTGCCCTAAATGAGAAATGGGAGTATCGGAGAGATTTTCACTCACAACACAAATGAGTTCTCAGCAAGTAGTTAGGTTGGAGGCTTAAACGTGCTATATTAACTACATGACCCTACTCTTATAGGATAATAAGACAAGAGGGTGCTAAACGAAGGTAAGTGGGTCGCCTAAGAGCCCGCAAATTTCAATTTTTCATAGGTTGGAAAGGGTGGTAGCAATACTGCCCTTTTTTATTTGCACAGAAAATTCTACATTTGAAGCATGACACGTAAATTTGACCTCTTAACCCCCGCTGAGCAGGAAATGCTCCTTTTTTGTTGTGCTTACTTATCCTGGTGTGATATCAAAGTTGGGTTAACAATAAGTGAACACCAGCTGGATACAGCCCTTGAATACGGATCAGAGTACGAAATAACAGTAACAGACTATGCCGCAGTGGACACAGTATTTCCAACCCTTGGGGAACCTAAGCCGCCAAAACGTTAAAAGCGTTTGGATATTCTTTACCGGTATTGCCCTCTTGTTCTTCCGGCATAGTTTGGCGCTCTACCTTTCAGGTGGGGATGAAGGAGTATATTGGGGCAACATCTACACGATCGACATGTGTGTAATGGCCCTGATGGCTCATGCGTTCTTTACGGGTATCCTTATCATAGACTTTCTTACTGAAACATTTGCCTGGTTTTGCTGGTCGGACCTGGCTGACAGAATAGTTTTCCACAACACAAATTTCACAAAAGAAGATTTATTGTATATCTTTATTGCGGCCATAACGCTGGGGTACAAAATCTACAAATGGAATAAGCCTAAGAAATCATGAAAGAACCTACCTTAAAGGACATATACGATGAAGTTAAGCTCTTGGTAGTTGCTGTTACAGGTGACGAAAAAATGGGCATCAAAGGTACCAATCAACGCCTTGAAGAAACCCAGCAGCAGGTAAACGGGCACGAAAAACGGATTACAAAGCTTGAGGCTGAAAGTAAGAAATTTAAGGTTATGTCGTTTGTAAAGGGAATAGGAGTAGGGGCCACCAGCGCAAGTTCTGCATTTGCCATTGGAAGCGGGAAAGCCGGGGCTGCAATTGCTAAGATTGCCACGGCCTTAGGTGCAATAATTTTTGTTTGTTATTGTTTAATGCTTATACTATGATCTACGAGACACCAAAAGAGCCTAAGCGCAGGAATCAGGTGATTAAACGCCTTATGAGCCCCAAAACTACTATTATAGGCCTGCTTTTAATAGGCCTTGGCATGTGGGTACTTAATATGAACTTGGAAGAAACAACTAGGCTTACGATTGCCCTGTTACTTTTTGGGATGGGTGGTGTTTCATTGGGCTTAAAGGACAAGTAACATGAAAGTAACCAAAATATCTCAAGCTGGTATAGATCTGATTCTTTCATTTGAGGGGTTCGAACCGAGGCCATATCTATGTTCCGCTGGTGTTCCTACCATAGGATTTGGCACTACAAGATACCCGGATGGTCGAAAGGTAAGTATTACAGACCCGGGAATAACAAGAGCAAAAGCCGTTGAGTTTTTTAAGCATGACCTGGAATATTTTGAAAAAAAAGTGGATGCTTTTTGCCGGGACGACATAAACCAAGCTAATTTTGATGCACTTGTTTCTTTCTGCTATAACTGCGGAGAAAATAACCTTAAAAGTTCCACCCTTCTGAAAAAGGTAAATGCCAATCCTAAAGATCCCGCTATTCGTGAAGAATTTGTTAAATGGACCCGGGCTAACGGTAAAGTTGTAAAAGGGCTTGAGCGAAGAAGAATAGCCGAAAGTAGCCTGTATTTTTCATGAAATTTGCTGCAAACATACTAAAAGCCATTCTGATTGGTTGCGCCTTGTATCTGATAATGACCTGCACGAGCTGTAAAACACCGGAGCAACAGTGTCGAGATGCCTATGCAACGCTACAAAAGAACGGTTGTTTGAAATCTGACACCACCAAGAAGGATACAACGATATACAGCTACGCTTACCGGGATACGGTAATCTTTCGGGAAAAGGACAGCGCAACAGCTAAAGTAAAAAATCCCTGCGACCAGAACGGAAAATTAAAGCCTATCAATGTAACCTATAAGAACAAGAGCGCCACAGTAAACCTGAAAAGCGATACTGCAACAAACGAAATAACCGCCACGGCCACCTGTGATGAACTGGAGCTTAAAATAAGGCTACAGGACAAAATAATCTCCCATTATCGCGAAACTATTATACAGAATAGCTTCAAGATCGAGCCAAGCTTATTGGATAAGCTAAAGAATATTTGGTACTGGCTGTTGATAGCGGTTGCTGTCGGATTTTCGGCTGGAGTGTGGATGAAGTCAAAGTAGTCTATTCGAAATCCAATGTTTTTTTAAGCTTTTCGATTTCTGACTTTAAATAATCGTTTTGATGTTTCATTTCAATCATTGAGTGTTGATAATCGGCTATGAGCCTTTCAAGTCGATACACATGGGACAAATCCCCTACAATTTTCTTATAAGCTTCCTGTAATTCCTCATATTTCTTAATTTGTTGCGGGGTCCCGTTATCTCTTATCGACATATAAATGTCAAAAATGTATTTGCTCAGGTAGTTTGCTCCGGAAGTCCCCTGATGCATTGCGGGGTCATTCGTACTCATGCCTGTAATTTCTACCGCAGATTTGTCCATCTTAGAATGCCGGGTTGTTAAATTGTTGTTCGTCATCATGTCTTAATTTATAGCGTCCAGTATTGTAATCGTAATCAATTTCGAATATTCCTTTTTTACCTACTTTTTTAGGTTTAGCCTTCTGTATAATAATATCTACATAGGTTCGCTCAAAAAGCGATTCGCTAAACTCAAATGGTCTGTTTACACAGATTATGCTTTCGGCTTTAGCATACCATGTTGCACCGCCACTAAACTCGAAAGCTGTTGGGGGGTCATATTTACCATCCTTGTTTTTGACCAACGTGCGTGGGTGGGCGATAATGAACGAATGCACATTCATTTTTCGAGAAAACCGCCTAATGTTTCCTAGCACAACCTCAAGATATGTATCCTGTCTTCCCCCATGCTCTCCAAAATTGTGCGAAAGTTCATTCCAGGGATCTATTGTGAATGTATTTATTTTCAATTCTATCATTTCCGCCTTGACTTGTTCAAGTAATTCTGACGGAGAAGGCGCCTTTTCTTCAATATCCCGAACAATAAAGTGTTCATGTATGAAAGATACAGCATGTCTAAATTCATCCTTCCTGATGCGATTAAATGCGTTTTCTCGTGAAACTTTCTTAAGATACTTACAAGCAAGTTCCAAATAAACCTCTTCGGCATTACCTGTTTCTGGCGAGTAAATATAATGTTTGAATCCATGCATTTCGCTTAAACGCATAAGCATCTCAAATAGCCACTCGCTCTTACCATGTGAGGGAATTCCAGCGATATAAGTAGTTGCCCCAAGCGCAACTTTGTAGTATTGATCAAGTTCTGGAAATCCTAGTGAATAAGTTCCTGAAGCAGGAAAATCAATTAAAGTCTCAACTTTATCAATTATGTCATTAAGACGCTTTATCATATAAGGGCGCGTTGTGATGATGTTGAATTGTTCTGTTTTTCAGAAATAGGACTTTTATCATTTTTGGCCCACCTCTCAAGACGCAAGCTAAGATTCCATGTTTTTTCAAGTTCAGCCCTAAACTTAGTGTTTGATTTATTCTGTTCTGTCCAATATTTATAAAATTCGGTAATTAACTCTTTCCCATATTTAGCCACAAAAGGTTTTAAGGTATCAGCAAATTTTAATTTGCGATCTTCTATACTATATACTTTAGTATCCTTCTCATTATCATTATCGGCCCCCACTGGGTTTAAATTATCCCACTGGGTTTTTTGGGTTCCACTGGGTTGACGTTTTCTGCCACCTTTAGCCCCGTTTGTAATATTGCGCTCGACAATTTTCTCATATTTTTTATTGTCTAAAACAAACTGATTTTTTGCTACTAAATATAAAATAATCCATTGGGTTTTTTGGGTTAGGTTGGGTTCTTCACCATCGCATTGATACTTCAAAATTGCTTTAAATAATTTCCCAGCATCCTCGTCTGTGAGAAATTCCAAAGGGTCTCGAAAAGATTTATACAGGAGAAAAGATTCTTTACCCATAGTGCCAAACAATTAAGCCGGACAGGAACGCAAGTGTCAAAAGGTGCTCACTACACCTATCCTGCGCCCGTCCGGCCTATATGAAACGTAAAAGGATTGTAATTTTCACAAGTGAGAGAATTTATTGACAATCCAAATATATGAAATTAGTGGGGAGGTGTTTTCACAATCAGGACATATTTATCCACAAAATGCGTTAAGGATCGCAGCAAGCTACCGTGTAGCGCGGAGAGCCTGACGGCTTTAGACGTAACGCCCTAGTCTTTCCCTCCAAATCTTGTAAATTTTGGTTCTCTGAATTCTTCTCTTGTTCTTCTTATTGATTCTACAATTTGTTCATCTGTCCATGCTCCCATAAAGGATTGTTTAAACAGCACGGTACTGGAAACAATATCCAGGTTAGCACCTGAATTAGCTTTTCTTGAATTTGGCGAGGGAATTGCCCTCTGTAGTGAGTCGTTCATAGTTTATAGGATTAAAGGTTAGTCTTCAATAGCAATGTATGGCTTAAGGCGTTCATACATTGACTCATCGGTATATCCTATAGCCAACCAGTCTTGGCCGGCACCAAAAATATTGGTCTTGTCAACTCGTGAGAAATCACCTTTTTCAAAGTCAATAAGTGAAATCATGGCCATCATTCCAACCTGTTTGAGCACTATTTTACCATAGCGGTATGCGATGAACCAATTGTCGAGATCATTGTACCTTACGCAATCCCCAATGTAGGCGGGGCTCCCATCTTCGTATTTACCAACTTCAATTGTTTTGAAGTGAGGCATAAAGTCAATAATGCTGATTTTGAATTTTTTATTTTCCATAGTTTTAGCGAGTTAAATTGATATTTCTAATTGCGAATTTGGATCTGGCAGCACCACCCCTAGGCTATCTGCTGCCCATATTTGTAGTTGGCTCACAAGCTCTGCAAATTCAGTCTTGTTATAGGCCGTTGTGGATTTCAAATAGTCAAACGTCTCACCTGATCGTTCATCAACAGCAGTACGTTTACAAAGCTTCATTTTAGCTATTTCATGCATCATTTCGGTATCATAACCCAGCTCTTGTCCTAATATTTTCATGCATAGCCACCAGTATCTATTCTGTCTTACAGACCGTTTAGATACAGTTTTCTTTATGGTAATTGTCACATACTTTCCATCCAGGGTTTCTATGCACTCATTTAAGGCCCGGTTGTTTATGACTAGTTTTTTGCCCTCGACCCTACCATGAAATTCCATGTTAATCCAGCGAACATTTTAATCCGCTTGTAGATGTTTTAAGGGGAGGATATACTGTGCATATTTCCCCGGTTTCCTCATCAGCAATTGAAATGCTACCCTTAATCCCCTTAAGAAAAGTCTGACGATCCTTAAGTGCTCTATTGACTTTCTCCGCTTTCTCGGTTAGCCTTTTGAGTTCAGGGTCACCGCATTTTGAATAATCGTACTGTGTGCCATTTTCTGCCAGTTCAATTTTAAGACCATGGTAAACAAAAGATTTTCCGTGTTTCTCGGCTTCTTCCCGTGAATATTCATCCAGAACTGGTTTAACGGTTTCAAAAATCTTATCAAAGCACTTTTTGAATCTCAACAGGTCAAGTGGATTAACCTCTCCAGATACGAGTTCCGATTCAATTTTACGGGCAAAGGAAAATACTTCATCTTTGGTGCTGGGAAGTATTTGTAATGTACTGCTAGCTGTTTCCATGATCAAAACGGTAAATCTAAATCGTTAGGGACTTCCTGTGTAAAGTCTTGAATATTCTTCGGGTCCCCATAAATACTGGCATGCGCCTCTTCTACTGCTTTCCCCAGGCCAGCCTCTGTAATCATCTCATTCGCCTGAACATCTTTATTTTTCGCAAAATATGACTTCAGGTAAGATTGAAGCTCTTTATCCATATCAATGGCGATTTGATTGTCATTTGTTGTGGGTTCACTTGTCTCAAAAACAGGCATATAATATTCGGTTTTCCCCTTTTTCCCTTTTACGGTTCCGGTGATCGTAATGGCCAGATCAAAGATTTTCGCTTTCTTACGAAATTCAATCCATGCACTCAAGGATGAGCCTACCATCTTAATATTGCCTATTTCGGCCTCTCCGACTTCATTTTTGAACATAATATACACCGACTGACAGTATTTTGTACCGGTGATATTTGCTGCCTGTAGTTGCTCGTAAGTTCCCTCAAACTGCTTCCCTTTCTTGTTTCTTACTACAAGTACTTCATTTTTTAAATCTCTTACTTCATTTGACCAGAATCCTGAATTGTCAGCATCAGAAAACCCGGTAATTGTAGAAAGACAATCCAAAACAAGGAATTGGAAAGGTAATTCCAGCTCGATTTGCTTCTTTTCCTGCTTGTCATAATATTTTATGAGCCCCTTCTCCCCGTTCCATTCAAAAAAACGGGTGGCTGGATTGATTAATTCGGTGTTGTTGCTTCTTGACATATTTTTTAAGTTATTGTAAATCTTGTGTTTTCGATCTTGGTTAGCAAATGCTTGGCTTTGTAGAATTGTTCGTGGTTTCGTTCTTTTGAGGCTTCAAAAAGAAGGCGCTTAACCTTTGCTTTCCTGGCATCCAGTATTTGTTGGTAGGTTATGAATCTAACCTCATGCGTGACCGGAATAAAGTCCTGGGAAAGGTATTGTTGTATGGTTGTGAGGAATGTTTTCATGATTAGTCATTTTTCAAGTCAAATTCTTGAAGGGATTCAATTAGCGATTTTCGCTCCGAATCACTCAACCAAGTACCACATATTTCTAAACACGAATCTACATCTGACTGGCCGTTATGGCGAAATATCTTCATTGCTGATGTAATAAGCATTTCAGCAACATTAGGATCGGCAATCCATCGTTCTTTTTCTTTTGAAAATATGGCGATATCCTTAGTTATTTGCGTGTTATCATCGGTTATAATTAACTCTGATAATGAGTTATTTGGAGCTCTTAGTTTTATTTCCATTTGATTTACAGTATTTTATGTTGTTCAGGGCACGAAGGAGCTTGTTGTGGCGAGTCACCAAGCGGCAAGTTTCCAAATATTACCTTACTCATTGAAGCGATAAGGGTAAAATCCAACTTTGTCATTATACTACTTTCGGCAGATACTATAAACGGCTTGTCGAATACTATGTAATCCTTCGGTAAATCCATGATCTTTAATATTTAAAGGTTATTAATCGCGTTAGGGATTGACAACGATACCGTGTATCGCAGAAAGCCCGACAGCTTTAGCTGTAACGCCCAAATTAACTGATGGCTCCCGGAATAATCTGAAGTACATGATCTGAAAGAACAGGATAATGACCACACATATTTCTGTATATCGGAGGCATAAGCTCAATCCCGCTCACATCGCAATTCCCGGATCTTTTGATGTGGCTGGCTATCTGGCGCCAGTCCGACAATTTGAGACGCACTCCGTTTTCAGATACGCTGGGAGTATTGCCAATGAGTTCAATGGTGAATGTTTTCATAGTTATTCTGGTTTAAATGTTTTACAATCAAATATGAGGTTGAGGTTTGGAATCCTTATACTTTAAACGCTACCTATAGCTGCCCGTTTGATTGTCCAAGCAAATTTTCAATAACAAAGTAAACAAGTTCCTTCCAGACAACCAAATTAAAATCATTCTTTTCTACTATTTTTTTTGCCATCACCTGATACATAAGATTTTATTTCATCCATATTGCAGGTTAGAACATAGTATTTAGAGAATGTTTCAACCTTGATCACACCTGGAAGTTTAGGTTTTTCCCCGCGCAATTTTGCTTTACGAATAGCTTTGGTAACTCCGGCAGGGGATATGGAGCGAAGCTGGGCATATTGAACGGGATTCATTTTAGTCATTTTCATGATACAAAGATAAAAGGTTTCCGGGAAAGAACCAATAGGTGCAAGCCGCGACCCCGATAGTAGCAAGCTGCCATGCAGCGCGGATAGCGGGAAATGTCGCCCTAAACATCTCTTGCACCCATTTTGCGAAGTTTTTCTTTAGCTTTCTGAATGCTTTTTCGTGAATTTTCTATTCTTTCCATAAGCTTTTCATTGAGTTCTTCTTCAGTTTTAATGAATTTCCGCAGATGTTTAGCTTCATCGTAATCAAATGGCTCTGACCGGGAATTTAGCCCATAATGGAGTGTATTTTTCATAGCTTACTGTTTAAATTCCGGCAGTGGCATCCAGCGTACAGCATATTCCGATTCGTCAACCAAACAATAGTCATCTATTTTACCACTGGAATCAACAGAAGATATGCCATAACTCCCCTTGTTACCCATAATCAGCACTTTTTCAAACATGATCGGTAGTTCATCTTGCACACGTATCCATTTCGGTTCCCTGTTGGATAGCATGAACAAATGAGCGGCTTCAAGTTCTTTTATCTGAAATCCACCCAATCCGCTTTCACAATGCTTGTTCATTCGCTGAACATATTCCAAGGTCAGAGAGTCCCAATTTACAAATCCGGCTTCTTCCGCAATCTTATCGCATGCTTCTTCCCATGATAGGGCTTTGTCGAAAGCTGGCATACTTCCCCCAAGCGAAGTGAAGTACTCTTTCACCATAATTCCGTTAAAACCGAATGCTGTAACTTTATCTATTAATTGCTGCTGCTCCTCTTTTGATGTTTCCCTGAAATACTTGTCCAACAGGTCAAGTTGCTCTTCCTGGCTTAAAACCTTGATTTCCGGCTCCTGCGCTCTTGGTTGTTGTACGTAGAGTTCGGCTACTACCATTGATCCCTTGGATATTATATGCTGCTCCAGGTTCAAAGCATAAATTTTCCAGTCTGTAGGCTGTTTTTCTCCTCCACTTATTTCGTAATGTCCCGTAATAACCTCATCCCTAAGATCACGAAGGTGCTTCCTCTTTTGCTGCTGGTCCTCTGCTTCCTCCTGTAGGCTTAACGCCTTTGGTGGTGACTGCTGGGCCGATAAATGCATTTCAATTTTAGCTATAAGTTCCTTTTTCTCATAAGGCAGGATAGGATGATGTTCCTGACTTAATAGTTCTGCTGCTTCCCGTAGAAGCGCTTCGCTTTGTTGTGTCATTGTTGAAATATGTTATTAGTCAATTCCTGAGAAAAACTCATCACCACTTGAAACTTCTGTTTGTTCGGGTTGTCCCGGAGTAGGCTCTTCGACAGGTATATCCTTACAGGCCATAATCATCTTTTTCATTTCGCCTTTACACATTTTATAACCCTTTTGATAGTATCTGAAGGCACGACTAACAGTTGAGGCCGGGAAAGTTATTTTATTGAACATTAGTTGTCTTTTTGCTAAGTCAATAAATGTAGTCTCTCCGTGGTAAACTTGTTCTGTATCGCAAGCAAATTGCGATACAGTAAAGTCAAACATATCAATTGTGGCTTGAGGGCTGTCAAAATAATGCTTAACAATATCGAACTTGTGAGATTCAAAGGCGTATTTGGCACCATTGTCAGAACTCCATAACTCAGAGGCCCCTTTAGCCTTAAACCAAGTCACACATTTCTCCATTTCCTTTTGATTTGGAAAGAATAGGTCAATATCGGATTTGATAGGCTGCCCAGCGAAATAATCGCGCAAACATCCTCCGGCAATCCAGCAGGTAATTCCAGCTTCTTTCAAGCGAGTTAAAATAAGCTTATTGTAGCGCTCAACGCAGTTTTCAAGTTGTATCATTGGTTAAACATTATTGGGTCGAACTATCATTATTAAGCATGCCTGCCGTAGCAGGGCATCGGGTGTTGGTGTGGTCATGGCAATAATGATTGTATTTCTTTTTCAATTCGCTTTATAGTGTCGTTTGCCTTTTTAAGCCTTCCATTGAGCTGTATAAGCTTTCTCGCAGTCAGTTGCCATTCTTCATAGGTTTTGCCGTCCAAATTCTTAGTGAGCGCTTTCCTGATTTTGTCTCTATCATCTAATGCGAGATTGATAGCTTGCGTATGGGAGCCGTGTTTATCCCATCGGGAAAGCTTTCCAATCCTTTCATTTACTTCTTTCAGCTCCTTTGTGAAGTATTTCACAGATTCCCACTGTTTGTGAAAGTCTTTTTGTTCTTTATCGGTCATGACTCTACTTCAATAAATAATTCTACCATTGCAGGTATATAAATTCCGGCAATATTGTTTATAGCGTGCGGGCTGTATTCAATAAATTTAGGGCCACGGGTATAGTAATGGTCAGAATAATCAGGAACATAAAACCCAAAATGAATTGTTCCGCCATAATGACCCGAAAGGCGAAATACTATTTTTTTACGCGGGGTTGGCATTGCGTCTTTTGTAAATATCGTTTCCATGAAGTTATTTTTATTATCCCCTCTGCCACTTTCAAACAGAGAGGGAATAATTTGTATAGTTTGTGAAAGTGATTAAATTAATGTCAATAGGTTATTTGCCCGTAATCTATCTTAACAATCCGGTCCTGATAATAACCGTAGTTATCTACTTTGTCATCACCCCCAAATCCCGCATCGATCCATTTATTGAAAAATCCTTTTTTGTATTCAAACCAATTATCACGCGCTTCGGGACTGTACATCATTTTATAAGGCAGCATTTCAATTTCTTTCTCAAGTCTAGCCGTGTCTGCTTTTTTCATGATGAGAACCCAACCTCCCCAACTTGACCAAACTACCGGACAGAGTAATTCGCTTTTCGTATACTTCCATGTTTGGTTTTCGTGGATATTGGCTACTAGACCTTTAAGAAAGTGCTGCCAAGAATAAGTAAAGTTGGGTGTTTTAATAACCACGGAGTTTAATTCAATTACTATTCTGGTTATGCCAGTCCTGTTGATTTTCATAGTTTTTGAATGATTACAATCATTTGGTCTTCTCGGAGCTTGAGGGATTCGGCTGCATGCCATTTATGTAGATCATCAATCCATGAAGAATTACCGGTGTTTTTCTTAAAGGTTTCTCCATACGGATTAACCCAGTACTTTCCTTCGCGTTGAAGGAGAGAAATGAATGAGTCCGCTGGTTCCAATAAGGTAAACTTGTTATCCGGACGTTGATTGACATAGTCTACCCAGCATCCCATGCCGTTATTCTCAACCAATGGCGTAGAGTCAAATCCTTCGCTAAGTACATGTTTCCCGTTTTCATAATGGACGGTGCCCAGGAGTTTATAATTACCATTAGGAATATCTTGGTATCCATTAGGAACAACTCCTTCTGTTTGGTAATTCAGCTCATATCCTTCCTTGAATTTATTGCCGATAGGAGAATATACAATGTTAAACTTGGTTGCATCTCTCGGCACAACAGGCAGGAGAAGTTCTATTCCGGTGTCGGTGGTGATGGTTTTCATGCGATTCTTTATTTCTTGAAGATTTGTTCTTGTTTGCAAATAGGACAACGCTCGCCATGTTGCCCAAACCACTTATGCTGTGCACATCCTGCAGCCGGATCGTTTGACGCTTTGAAATATGAAGCGGTCTCGTCTAATGCGCTTTGAGCATAGACTTTCGTTATCGGCTCTTTAGTTTCAAGCAAAATGGTTTCCAAGGCCGATTTCATCACTTTAATTACTCTATCTGCGTCTTTCATTCTCCCTCCTTTCTGATCACAATTACGCCCGCTTTAACCCATTCATCAACGGGTATTCCCATATAGGGGAGGGCGATGGAGATGCTGCGCAGGTAGTCAAATAGGTTTAAAAAATCCTCTGTATCTATAGGACGCATGTTTCCATCGATATCAAAACTTTTGACCCATTCATTGAGACATATCATTTCAATAAGATGGTTGAGTTTTCCTTGATACGGGAAAAATGATTGAATAAATATTTTCTCTTCATCCGTCAGGCTGTAGAGCGAACGGAGCGATAAATGACCGTCTTTCCCGGTTTTATCGTCATTTAAAGAAATGCAATAATTATAATTGCGCTCTTGCCATACCTCTTGTCCCCAGTAGAGCATCATATACCGCGCTTTCAGTTCTAGTGTTATTTCTGTTTTCATGATGTACGTTGCTTTTTATTGGATTCGAATAAGACCTTATACCAGTCCTCCACCTTTTTATCAAAATAGAAAGCAGATGACGCAACTCTTCCCTTATATTCATAGCGTTCCGCTATTAAGTAAATATCGCCCCGTCCTATTGTTTTGTAGTGTCTCACGATGCCTCCCCTTTCATTTTGACGATTAATTCTTTACACAATCGAGCAATATTAGCTTGAGTGTTTATATCAATACCTTTATTACTGAATGTGTTAGTAGCTGAAAATATGTCTTCCAGCGCAGCTAATAGCTCATCGCGCTGCTGGGTGAGTTCTGTAATAAGCTCTGTTGTTCTTAATCCTTTGGCGGCTTTAAATATGGCAGTCAAAACCTGTAAATTTTCAATACCAGCACACGCATTTACGCAATCAATGATGCGCTGAGCGTTTGCTTCAGCATTTGGATCTTGGTCTTTATCCAAAATGTTGTGGCAAGTATATCCAGGCTCTGTCTGAATCTCGAAAAGTCCCGAATATTCCTCAAAGTACCACGGCTCTGGGGTGTGAGTTGGTTTTGTTTCTTCTGTTTTCATTGCTCTTTTGGTTTATTGATTATTTTAATGACTTAAAAATCATTTGCCAAATCCCATACGCAGCAATAGCCACGTTAAGGGATAGGAGGGTGAAGTAGATTGCGGTCATGGGGTCAATAGTTGATTTTAAGTGGTATTACTTTGTTGTCGGAAGTGGTTTTGATCTCGAAGTGATAGCATATACATACCTCTCTAGTACAACCATATGGTAGCTGTATAAATTCACATGTTGCATTTTTATAGCCATCATGTTGAACTTCTTCCATTTCTACTACCATTGATTTGATTACAGGGCGCAGGCATTGGATAAACTGATCCATATCGGGATGTTGTTCATTGACCCCATGGTATTTACCAAACTTCCTGCCTGCCTCAAAAGCCTTGCGCACCTGTTCCTCAGTAAACTCCTTTGCTTGGGCGGCTTTGTAGCCCTCAATAAAACCTTCCTTGAAGGCTAATTGCTTACCGTTTAAATGTGTGTCTTTCCCTGCATAATAAGAATAACCGTTAGCTTTATTTGCTAATTGTTCAACATCATCTTTTAGTTCTGGGTTGGTGGAGA